ATCGAATATGAATTATTTACTTGATCTTGGTATACTATTGGAGAACTGCCTACTACTAATTGTGCTCCCCAAAGAGCCACGTCGGAAGTTGATGATATATCGATGTAATACTTGCAATTTGAAATATCTATAGGATCAACTACATTAGCAGGAGCAGTAAACGTCCAATATACTCTATGCCATTCGCTATCGTCGGGTACTGAATAGTATGCTTGATATGCAAATGGATAATCTATAGGGTTATTAACTCCTCCCCAAAACTTAGAACCGGTTTGATTATTCCAATATCTGAAACTAATTGAGCTAGATGCATTATATGCTTTAACATATACAGAAAACGTGTATGTTACATTAGCATATATGTAAGAACCATATTCTAACCCACCATATTGCCCAGCACTTGATACTATTCGATCTGCAAAGTTTGATTTATTATCTGGAGCAACTTCATAGTCTCTAGTAGTTGCATACCATAGCGAATTAACTCGCTTCCATTTTGCAAAGTCTGATCCAATTCCGTCCCTAATCAAGTTATAATCCAAAAATCCAAATCTCAGCGGATCAAATGGAGTAGTAACTAACTCGTTATTAATATCATATTCGTCAATTGACGGGTAAAAAAACAACTGCGTTCTAATTAATGAGTTAATGCCGTATTCTTCGATACTATCATATTGAAACTCTACTCCTGATATTGTATCTAATGTAGCACCCCACATTGAATATCTACTAGTAGAACCACTTACTAGCATGATATTAAATTCAGTAGGAACTGTGTTATCAACTTCAGCAGGTGTAGTAAATTCCCAAGTATATTTTGTCCAAGGATTGGGAGTTACTTGATCACCTACAATTGTATTTTTATAGCTATCACCTGAAACTGAAAATCCTACTAAATTATGCTCAGATGTTATTGAACTATTTTGTGCATATAATGTACCGATTGTATTTGCTTGATATAATCTAAAAGTAAATCCCCCAGAATAACCTTCTGGGGAATACATCCAAATACTAAAATAATACGTAGTATTAGGTTCTAATATTGCTGTTGAATTTTTTAAACCACCATACGAACCTACTTGAGCTTCGATTTGGTCTGCCATGTTGCCTATACCAAGTGGATCTAACTCAGCATCTCTAGTAACAACATATGCCGAACCTGCAGTAGTTCTGTAATTCCATAAGTCGAATTTCGATCCGTAAGATAATAAATTCATTTAGCAATCCTTAAATATGAAATAACCCGTTATTAACATCCCACGTAATTAAAATATTCCCACCATTTGTTCCAGCACCGATACCGTATCCAGAGTCAAATAGCGCAATTAATGGAGCAGATGCAGGGTCAGCTGGAGGACCGTCGATATTTGCAACATCTGGATCTTTAAAAATTACCAAATATGCAATAGTTTGATTAGCAACTACTGCAGTAAAGGTTACTGGATCAGCAACTGCTACTCCTAATACTGAATTTAAAACAGATGCTTTGTTTGTTAATGTAACAGTGTTTTGTGTCGCTGATAGAAAGTTACCTCCAAGGTCAGCGTATGTTGAATCGTTGTCAATACCTTGAGAACCGCCAATATATGAACCGGATACTAATGCTACTTTAATGTTATCATTAATCCAATCAATATCGCCTTGTAAAAAGTGTTGACGTGCCGCTGCGTATAGTGAATTTGCCATAGTTTATAAATCCTTATGTAATTGTGTTATTAAATTCTTGGGTCTGGATAAGTTAATCTGATGTAATCTAAAAATAAAATAGGCTCATACGACCCGAATCTAGAAGTCCATCCTCCTACCCGTGCGCCTGTTGTATTTACTGGTAAATTACTTGAAATTGTTTCGGAAAGAATGCTAGTATTATCCATAGTTCTAACATCTAATGATGCACTTGTAACATCTGAGTTAATTAATATTGACACTTTATACCAAGTTGCTTCAGATAGCCCGACTGAATTAGTACCTGTTGTTTTAGAATTGTTATTTGCAGTTTTAAATTGGCCAATGTTTGTACTACCATCGTACCAAAATGTAGCACCATCTGCGGAAAAATCAATATTTCCCCATGAATCGTTAAAACCTATAGTGTATCGCACAGTTGCTAAATCAGCAGGGTCAGTAGGAGTCCTAAAAACTGCTTCAAACAACATATTAGCTTCTAACTTAAACATTTCTTCAGTACCTAACCATCCACTTGAGCCAGAAGTAGTACCTGTATTTCCTTTAAGACAAATAATACCGGGATGATTTTGAGAAAATGCTGCCATATCTGCAGCATCTACTGCGCCAATTGCTGCATTTGCAAGACCTGTAGTGAATGGTGATGTTTGCGATGCAGGTGACGTATAATAGTCATTGAAAATAACAATATTGTTGTTTGACACTTCTGACGGGATCCAGTTAGAACCGTCCCACACTAATGCTTGCCCTATAGCCGGGGCAGTTGTAACAGTATCTACATCGTTGAATAAATTAATCGATGACGTATCTACAGTTCCCGGTTCTCCTTGAGGTCCTTGAAGTCCTTGAGGTCCTGGTTCACCTTGAGGTCCTTGTGGACCCACTAATGTTGCAAGCCATTCAGCTTCTGAGCCGATAAATCCTCCATTAACCGCTACTTCATATGCAGACGGTCCTTCAAGCGGAAGTGATGCATCGTCTGGATTAATCCAGATACTTCCATCAGCAATTGTTTGATCGATAGTTGGATCAGTAATTTGAACATATATTGGACTTTCAACATTATTATTTGCAAAATAAGTAAGATCATTCCATGCAGTAAGTCCGTTACCTATTTTAAATAATTTAGCTGAAGTATCATACCCAATTTCGCCTTCGTGGAGAATTGGGTTTTTAGAAGACCAATTTGTAGTTGTGTCTCTTCGTAATTGTATAGTAACAGCCATAAAAACCTCTCATTTTAAAATTATAAAATGGTGCTTTACTATTATTTAAAGCACCGTATCATTTATAATATTTATCTTATGCGGTTTTATTTACGATATTCATAAATTCAAGACGTAAACTATGATCTGTTTTAAATGCTCCCCCAAGTTTTGATGTAACTGTACTTGAACCAGTATCCTCAACACCTCTAGCAGCAACACAGTAATGTTTTGCATCAATTACTACTGCAATATGATCTGTTTCCAGAATATATTGTAAAGCATAATATACTTGCTCAGTTAATCTCTCTTGAATTTGTGGTCTTTTTGCAAAATATTCAACAACTCGATTAATTTTTGATAATCCTAACACTTTGTTTTTTGGAATATATGCCACAGTTGCAAAACCGTCGATTACTACGCCATGATGCTCGCATTGACTTTGAACATTGACATTTTTCTCAACAACCATTTCATCATAACCCATTTTATTTTCAACAGTTGTACATTTTGGAAAATGTTCAGGTATTAACCCCCACATTGTTTCTAAAACCCACATTTTTGCCATTCGTTTCGGTGTTTCAGCTAAACTATCATCTGTCAAATCGAGGCCCATTGTTTTCCAAATTTCAGTAAAATGATGTGTTAATTTTTCAATTTTAACACCTGAAGCCTCGTTAAGTTCATAAATTGACAAAGGTGTTTCTACATTACATTTTACTAAATGTTTATGAATTTCTTGTCCTAAAATTGGATCTGTTTTATTTATTTGAAATGCCATAATATCTCCTAATTTACTTATAAGTATCTTCCCAGGGGAATACAATCCATTCGTTATTTTCAGCTTTATTAATTTCTTTCCAACAATATGATACACCATCAAAACTTGATACTAGGTTATCTATTATTACTGAAAATCTTACATTATGACCCCAGACGGTATCCCATACATTAGTTGAATCTAGCATACACGATCGTTGCCAGTCATCTTTCAACCAGTTAAATGTAGCTCCTGTGTCATTAATGTCGTCTACTACTAATATTTGTTTCCGTTCATTAGTAATAGTAGGTTCTACTAACGGATGTGAACTAACATAACCGTAAGCATCCTCGCTCATCCACAAATTACTTTCTAACCCTACCATATCTCGCAAACTAATTCCTAATCCATACATTGGGATTTTCAACCGATGGCTTAACATTACTGCTAACGGTAACCCTCCTCTAGCAATACCTACAATATAATCAGGACGCCAGTTATCGTTGTACATTTTAAGAATAATACTATTAATTGCAGTATCAATATCTTTCCATGTTAAGTGCGTAAGGTTCATTGCATACTTCCTACAGTTATATGATTATATTGTTCTTGAAGTTTATTGAAAATTACATCTTTATCAACAACTTCAGTCTCATTAAGAATTTGTTCTAAAAATACGTTATCTTCATAATTGCCCCATTGTTTTTGATATGATCCATTTTTATATCCATTTGCTTGTCTAAATAAATTAAGAACATTTTTACCTATATATGCTTTAAAAAAGTCAGAAACAGTATAACCTAAAAATAAATGAGAGATTAAAATAGGCTCAAGCGTTAGTTCAATTAAATCTAACGAGTCATTATCGGCATATATACATTTAATAGCATGTTCTATTGCTACAATTGCTTGTTGTTTATTTTCAGGAACATATTCTTGCTCTGCAATCTCGCTAATTTTTTTAGATAAGTCGCTTTCAAAATTAAGCGGTGATTCCATTACATTTGAAAGAGCAAAGTGAAATACATCAACCATTTCAATAAATGCTTGATAGTAGTTAGGTTCTTGATGTTTCCACCATTTCCAATTAAGATGGTCAATAGCTTCGACATATTCAACTAGCATTGCACGTTTCCAGTTATAATTATTCCCCCTCCATATAGGATGTACTGCGGTATTCATTGTGTCTTGTAAATATACACAATCTTTAACAGATTTCTCAATTTCATTAATATTCATTTGTTACCTTTTTATATAGTTTGTTACCTGAAAAAAAATCTAAGTACGTATCAGAAAGATATCGATTAATATCATTTTCGATTCTATCATAATTATACATAGTATATCTTATTTTGTCAATTAAGTTATGTTTATGTTTTTGATATAATTCAAAATTTAAAGTCCATTCTGAAGGATAGAGAAAATTATCATAGTCTTTAAATATCTCCGTATAACTTAGTCTATTAGGTGCTAACGGTATTACACCAAATATAGGGCCTTCTGCACATGTTGAAATTCCCAGTGTTTCCTGTAAATTTGCACTAAACACTATTTTTGCCTTATCTAAAATTGAATGATATTGATCTTTTGATAATGAGTTTTCTTGACATACTACAAAATCAAATTCAGGCATTTCTTTTTTCAAGTCGTAAAATATGTCAACTTGTTTTTCAGGTGCAATCCTATGTGGGAAAACAATTAAATTTTCTTTATTTTCAAATGTTGGACGCAGCGTTGCCTGTAAATATTCCATAGGCCATCCCACTTTATAAATCTTACTAGAATTACTATTTAATCCAAACGTATAACAAAATAATTGTTTATGATAATCTGTTGCAAAAAAATTGTGGTCATAACATTCGTACATTGAACGTTCTGCGTGTCTAATCCACGGTGTATTACCAATTAGCCTCCCTAAGAAATCGTTGTCATCATACGATCCAGCATGCCATAATCCACCTATTTTAATGTCAACATTAATTAATGATGCCATATACTTTAATTGTATAACTGTTGGATTCCATGCATCAGTATATAAGAAATAATCTCCATCTTTTACTTTACCAGTTGAAAATAATTGACTAATCTTTTGAAGTTGTGATGATTTATAATTGTTAGTTGCGCTGAAATCTAAAAATGCACCAGGAGTTGTAGTTGGAGGAATTTCATTTCCAGAGATATTTACTACATCTAAAAATGAGTATTGTTCAATTTGATTGGGGATAAACTCTCGCCATTGTTTAGTATAACGAGTATCTATGGGTTCTAAATCTATAATATAAATAGTCATAATTTTGAATTATATTGCCTAGTACAAATACTAGGCAATTAATGAGTTAAAATTAACGGCGTCGGGTATCTTTATTTCGGAAATCTGCGCGAGCTTTTGCTCTTAGATATCCTCGATATTTCTTATATGCTTCCCACACCGGTGCACCGTGACTGTATAAGTCCTTTTCATCAAATACTTTACCTTCAAACCGACAGTAATCTCTAAATTTATCAAGATCGTCAAAAATTTGATCAATGTTAGGTACATTATTCATTAGTTTTCCTTATTTCTTAGATGATATTACTCGTGATAATATTCGATTATACCATCTGACTCTCCATCTTCTGAAACTACTACAATGTAATCTCTTGAAGAGCCGTATGTAGTTAATAAAAAATTGTTTAATATAATAGTTGCAATTGATTCACAACTGTGAGTATTTAGCTCTTGATTTTTTAGAAAGTTATTTAAATTCCATTTTACTAAGAAAAATTCCAATTCTCTATCTAAGTGTGTAACAGATATTTTGACGCTAACTTTAAAAATATGTCTATGCATGTTTTCTAAAAATGAAATTTTAGGATCAATTTTCCCAGCATCTGGGTAACAATGAAATCCTTCAAATTCTGTTCGAACTTTTATAAATTGTTTTATTTTTGCACTCATACTTAATATATCACTGTGTCATTAGAATATTCAGACCAAGATGTAAATTTTTCTCTAGGAAGCAACGAATGTAAAGAGTGGCACCATACACCTGGATTAGATTCTTTAAAATTTCTATCATCAATTTTAATCATGGTATTATAATTCCAGTGAGATACATATGGAATAGGAACTCTTATTTGTGGAATAAAGTTATCCCATTCACATAATCCACCTTCTAAAAAGTCTGCTGCATGCGATACATGAATGTCTAAACTACACAAAATATCTTTTTCTAAAAAATAACGAATCATAGTTTCCCACTCTAAATAATCATCACTAGATGTTGGATTAAAACTATGATTAGCACCGAAAAATAGATGAGTACACGAATTGTCCTCCATGTAATGTACAATATCTGAAAATGATTGTATTCCTACAATAAATAAAGTTTTTTGATTATATGCTGGAGTTTTTTCAACTTCGTATCCAGTAAAAAACGTAGCATTATTAACTGTGTTATTTGAATTATATGTTCTCTTCATTTTCTAAAATCTCTAAGTTATGTTCTTGGTCTTCTGAAAAATCAGTTTCTTCAGATTGATCTACTTCTTCAAAAAATAAACTGTAATTTGTGGACGAATTTATAGTTCTTTTCCCAACAGTTCCACGGGTTCCTATAATTTGCATCCAAAATTTACTATACTTTTCAATAGTTTTAATTGATGTATCTCTGTCTTTACACGAAAAGATTTCATCTACTAAATCTCTAAATAAAATTCGATTAAAATTTTCTTTTACTAGCATATTGGGAATTATACCGGTATCATACCGACGATTTGCTTCCTGAACAGCATTAACATGAGCCCATACGTTATGGCACATTTGCATAGCATATGCAAATCCATCCCATGAAGTTACACTCATTTTACCAACTTTATTTATTTGCCCAGGTGCATAAAAACAAATATCATTTATTTTTAACCCAGCAGTTATCGGCGAATCGTCAAATCGACTAAAAAACCCATCTTGAAGCATTGCTTGCCTAAAATTACGAGTATCAGCATGATATTTACGATCATCTATACCTGGTACCATCCGATAAACCCATTTGCTTCTATCGTCGATTTCATATTGAGTATAAATTTGTCCATTAGCAGATGCTAAAAACGGACTTGCACAGTCGAATGTAATTGTAAACTTGGGATTATGGTATTTTCGTACTGCACGTTGAATATCAGTTAGCATAACAGCCCATTCCAATCGCGAAGTGCCTAAAAAATGCATAAAATCATGGATACCTTCTTCTAATAATCCATCATGAATTATTTCAACTATCCTATGCAACACTAAATGAATATCACACATATTTTGTCCACCCATTGCCCATCCATTAAAATGAGTTTCTGGAAATTGATTTGGATCACAATAATGTTTCATTCGTTTGTACCAATCGTGTGCTTCAGTATGATTTTCACCTTGAAGTACATTTAGGAATTTACAATTACCGTTGCGGTGATGTATAAACCAATCGTTATTAATGTAAGTACCTTGAACTGCATCTTCATAAGATGTAATTCCAGTAGCATCTCGTCCTGCAGGAGATCTACATACCCATGCAGGGATATCTAAAATCATTCCATAATCCATAAACGCATCCATCCAAGTTAAAACTTGTTCGCGTTTCTTTTGTGCTTTCGGACAAGCTGGATTTTTCCAGTCACCTTCCCAAACACCTTTCCCTATTTGGAATCCACCCGAGTCACCTAGTAACCAACTATTATCACGATCACGATTTCTGACCATATCTTCCTTTATTACATACTTTGTAACATTTAAATCAGCATGACCTGCTGAATATAATGACCATTTATATTTAAATTGTCCTTGAGTTGGATTTAAATAATTAAGACTTTCAACTCCATGTGTTAAACTAGGTGGTAATCTAGTAGCAGGAATATAATTACTGTTATTTCGTTGTCTACCAATAAATGCTGCAAAAAACCCGCTGATTGCAGGTAAAAAAACAGCATAATCTTTTTGTTCATATGTTAAATTTGTATTCATTCTTTCCATCCGAAACCTTAGTTTTCACAATCCCATATACGATCATAGTTATTATTTTGCATGTCCCCCCACTTAGTTAACATTTCATCAAAGTTACTAAAAATATCTTTTAATTTGTATTCTAGAATACATTTTTCTGGAGTATTACAATTGAAATAAAAGTAATTTGAGTCAGAATAATGCTATACATTTTAATATATTGTTCTAAAAAACATATCAACAAAATCTTGATCATATTTACGTTTTGATTTTTTAAGATTAATGTTGCAATCGTGTGTAAAATTATTAATTATGGGGGAGCAATCCCCCATAATAAGTAGACTATTTAGTTTGAGAAGGTAAGATATAATTATATACTGCTAATCCAGAGTCAACTGATATTTGCATTGCTCCTTGATCAGAAATGCTCATAGTAATATCTCCATTTAGATTAAGAATACTTAATACGTTGTTAATTGGCCAGCTACATACGTGCGATAATGTACCTGAAACATTATTATGAAACACAAACGATCCTTCATGACTTGATGCATCACCGAAACTAAAAATTAAATTGTTGTTTACAGTTTTTACATTAAATAATGTTTCTTCAGAATGTGCAGCTCTTTGTAAACGCAATCTTGAAACAGCAGAAATTGCCGGTTCAAAGGTAACATTCCATTTTGCTCCTTTAAATCGTACACTTTTCATTTTTTCTTCAATAATTACTTTATTCATAAAACGATACGTATTCTCAAAATCTCCTAATTCATTGCTAAAATGAATATGAACCGGAACTACTTCGTTATTTCTAGTATCATTTATTACGTCAATAATTGCATTTTCTTGATATTCTGGATTTTTTAAATGTAGATTTAATTTATCTAAATTAGACATTCCAAACACACCGCTAAATTCGGAAACCGGTGATTTAGTATTTCCAAACAGTACTACAGATTTATCATCTGATAACGACTCGATTGTAGTTTCTGTTTCATTAGTTGAAACTTTAAGTAAGTTGATAAAACCTAAAGAATGAGTGTGTTCGACGATGTCAGTTAAAATGTCTTTCATGATGTTCCTTTATAAGAAGTTATTAGATTTGTATTTATTATACAAGATTTATTATGAAAAATCAAATAAATCATTAAAGTGATTATCTCGTTTAGTTGAATCGATATCGTAATTCAGTACTCCAATTAAGTTAGAGATCTTGTTATCTATAATAGTTTCAGACATTGCATCGTCGTCAAATGGCAATTCTTTAAACCATTCTGGTAATCGTAGTTCGTCAGTTGGATATGCAATAGAAGTCCACCCTAATGGGTTTGATCTAAGCTTGCAAACAATAACTTTCATTCCATCAACAATTTCCATTGAATGTTTGTCGCTATTTGCTCTACGTAGTGAGTTCCAGTTCAATGAAGCTCTAATATGCCCTGGCATATTAGCTTTCCCTAATCGTTCTTCTAATTCTTTATAGTGAGCTACATTGTTAGCACGTTTAGGAGTACCTTTATCCCATCCAGGCATGTCTTTAAATTTCTTTCTAAAAACAGTAATTTGTTCCAATATATCTTCTTCAGATGATTCTTGTAAAACCATTAATAAAATTTTCATTAAAAATTCTTGCATATAGTCGGGAGTATCTGATCTACGTAAATCTAACCCCATAGCCTTAACTTTACCTGGCTTACCATCTACATCTTTACGCTTCCCTTCTTCATCGTATACTAATGCAGCATATCGTTTTTTTGTGATGTATAATCCACTTAATGCAACAATCTCTCTACCTGCAGCAATAACATCCGATCTTGCTTTCCCACAATGAAATGCTTTTTCCATAAATTTTGGAAATGAAGAATTAGCTTGTTCGCATATTTGATCATATAATACAACAACTTTTTCTTTATCCCAGGGTAACGTACCGTTGTTTATTTCGTTTTCAAATAATGGAAATGCGGAAAAATACACAGAGTCGGTATTGTGTACAAGTGATCCATTTGCAAAAAAGAATGGATCTTGATTAGCTATCGATACATCATAAACATAATCCTCTGTAGTATCTAATTTTTCTACACTTTTAACTCGTTGTCTTATTGTTTCAGCCATTTAACACACCTTTGTATAGTTTCATGCATATTATTCTTAAATTCTGATTCCCAAATTACTAAAGTAGGAATATTTCTTTCAAATAATAATGCGTTAATTTTTTCTTTATCTTTTTGCCAAATATCTCTAGCAAGTAAATTTGCCTGTCTATGATAATAACCTTACTCCTAATCAAGTTAAAAAAGCCAAAGATATAAAGAAAATTAAGAATCTATAGAGATAATCAAATCATTATCTTCTAACTCTGTAGGTTTAACTTCGACTGTAACCCCATCTCTATCAACTATTAAACTATGATCTTCTGTAACAGTCACAGAGCTACCGTCTTCCATTGTAACCTTGTATAATTGTTTAGATGTTTTATGTCGCATAACATACGCAATCTCACCAAATACAGCCTCATCTTCGTGTGCATTATATCCTAATACTTTTAGATCATGCTGTGCTTCTGTAGGAATAGCATATTCCTTGCCATTATCTTGTTCTACTTTATACTGAATTTGATCAAACAAGTCTGATATAGGCATATCTCCTTTGTTCGTGTTTAATATAGTATCACCTATAACAGAGTCACCATATATAACTGCTTTGCCGACATGGTCATAATCACCTGAAATTATCTTATTAACTTCTGCACTCATATGACGAACAATGCTTCTACCTGTTAATGTAGTAGATTGCCCTATACGTTTATCAAAAAATCGACAGCCTTGGTTTAATATAGCTCCATAAAGACTGTTTAAGTTAATTTTCTTTACAAGTTGGCGTTTATCCCAAAATGCAGCTTCTAACGTGTTTCCTGCTTGATCTGCTTTTTTCTTTTTAGCTTGAAGCTCTTTCCTTTCAGCATACCATCGTTTTAACAAACCTGGAATAACACCTTCAAATTCAGTAGTAAATATTGTTCCATTTGCAGAAAGCATCCATGGTACATTACTTTCAAATATGAATTTATATATTTCAGCACCACTAAATGTATCGGATTTACCATTAGTCCAGTCAATTGTAATAGCTAGATCTTTTCTTTTGTCCATTACAGCTTCATATTCTAAACTACTAAATCGGCCTTCCCATGCTGTTGCGAACTTTTTTTTGTTTAATACAACTTCTTCATGCAACATTTGCTCAGTATAGTCCTGCCTTAATTGACCTACAATAGTTTCAGGAGCCATATTTAATGCTCTAATAACGCTAGGATACAGTGAATTTAAGTCCATCGATCCTATCCATTTGTGGAATCCTTTTTTAGGATAAGCTACATATGCACCTGCTGCTTGCACTGCTTGTTCCGATTTTGGAGATCTATTTGGTACTTGTAGTCCACGTTCGTGCGCTTCGTTAATAATAGCTTGTTCTGTTACAGCTACTGCTCCCATTGTAGTCTGAAGTAATACGGTATTTGCGTGAGCAAGTTCGTTTGTTAAATCTATAAATTTAAGTTTTTTATCAAGTTTATTCAATAACACAGTATCTTGGATATTATATTCGATAAACTTTTTAAAATCATTATTATATAATTGGTCTAAAGTTCCATCGTATGGAACTTTAGTTTCATTAACTTCTAATTCCCCAATTGCGTCTAATCGATACGAATGTCTTTCTTCGTATGTATACTTTCTATAAAGTTCTAAAGAATCTAAATGAATCCTTCCAACAAGATCATACGTTTTTGAAATTTTGCCATATCTTTCAAATTCTCGTTTTTTAGGAAGTTGATTCCATAAACAGAATCGTCGAGTATCGTCTTTGCTCAATGCTTTTGCTACCCGATTAACCGTATATGGAATATCAAAACTTTCAGAGTTCCATCCTGAAAGCACATCGGCATCTTCAATTAAAGTTAAAAATGAATCTAACATTTCTGCTTCAGAATTATATAATATTACACCGTTGATGTCTTTAACTTCTTCAGCAGCTTGCTCCATTGTTAAGGTTTTTGGTGGTACAGCTAAACATACCATTGTATCTAACCATTGCAAATATACAGATATAGCAGTAATTGGCATAAACGGGTCATTAGGTGATGCATAACCTTTAGTTGGATCAAAGTCTGTTTCAATGTCAAAAAATGCAATGTTTAGCTTAGGTGAATCCTGATTTAAATAGTGTTCGCTTAAATTTTGGAATATTGGATTAATATCAGATTCATAAAGTACTGAATTTTTATTAATAGCTAGTTCTTTTCTAAAATCTTTAGTATTTTTACATACTATTCTTGAAAGTGGTGTATTGTATATACTCTTATATTTTCCCTTTTGATCTTCATAGTAAAACGTATATTTCACAGGATAATCAACAAATTTACGGGAGCCGTTATGCCGTTCTACTATGCGTATAGTGTCGGCTTCTTTATCAAAAAATGCATCTATGTACATAAAACCTCATAGGTTAACGTAACTGATATTCTAGTACCAAGCTAAATGTAGTACTAGAACATGGATAGGTGGGTGGGATTTATTGCTTGTCTACTCCAACAGTAGCAACTAATGTTTCCAAGTCTTCAAATTGGTCGTAATGTTTATCCCAATCTCTATTTTTGGCAATTTTAATAGCTTTATTAATTAAAGATGGTTTAATATCTAATTCTTCTGCAACAGCTTTAACGGTATCTTTAAAGCCTTCTCTAAGATCTTCAATTTCTTGTAAAACAATTACACCTTCTTTAACTAATCGTTCTAATTTAGCTTTTTCTTCAGCACCGTATGTACGATCGCTCATAGTGTTCCTCAGTAGTTGTGTTAAATAAGCTAGTATTATAACAAATACATGTATAATGTCAACTAGAAAGTTACAAAATATAATATACTTTGTTCCAGAAGTAATGTTTTTAAAATATGTAGTTAAGGTCATAATACATCATGGAGCACGACTAGCATCCTTCATTAATTGTACAAACTCATTTTTGTATGTTTGATTACTTAAACATTTTAGTAAAGCATTATTATAGACTTTAATATATTTATTGTAATTAAATGTAACACTAGACGGGCTTATGGGTGTTAATACTATATCTCTACGAGTTTTTAACGCAGGATCAGCTAAAAACATTAAATCATTAAATCGTTTAAGTAATGCAGCATCACTAAAACATTTTTGTATATTTGGTTTTTCTGTAGCAATATATTGTTGCACTTTTTTTAATGCAGTAGGATCTTTTAAATTAGATGATTTTTTTTCTTGTTGATCAGGTTTTAGTACTCCAACTGTATTGTAGTTCTGCCATGCACTAGTTTTATCCAGACCTGTAGCTCTACCTACAATATCGGTTAACTCACCTTCTGTTAAAAGTTCCATTATTTTCATATTTATTTCTTCCTTTTCATTCCATAATACGCACCGAGTGCCATTTTTTTACGTTCTTCTTTTGTTTTACCTTTAAACTTGGGATTTTTAGATTTTTGAAAATCTTTAATTACATCGCTGGCACTATCAGATTTTTTTATCTTTTCATCTAATCGATTATGTAAATAAGCCATATAATCTTTAGTTTCCAGTTTAGAAGACTCTAATGATGGCAGATCAGAAATATTAATATTTTCTTGATTATCTAGTTCTTCGTAATCAAGTCGATGGTAAACATCACTAATAGCTTCTGATGCTCGAGTAATATACGATTGCATCCATCCGTCTAACCCTTCTTCTTCAGACACATGTTTTAACTTATTATGTAATTTAATTGCATACTTTGCAATTTTATATAGTTCTGCTCTTGCAAGTTGCACTTCATGATCTTGTTCAACTGCGCCTGCTAAATCTGCAAGACCTTCATGTAGTTTAGTTTTTCTTTTCATTTATTATTTCCTAATAGTTTTACATATTGCGTTTCATTACTTCGCCGGTAAATAAGTTTACATTTGAATCTAACGCATTTTTCACTGGTTTTTTGTTTTTTTTCTTACGAGTAACAGTTGGTGCTGCAACTGATGCAATTGCTCCAGCAGAAGTAGATGAGGATTCAAATTGTAATCGTTGACGGTTAAATATGTCGTCATTTGATGATTTAAACTCGTTTTCATATAACTTTTCAATTATATGCATTATATCTTCTTTATCAATGATGTACTCAGGCGATCCTAATTTAAACTTATTACAATATGTAACAATAGCACTATCTACTACTGGTTTTAAAATTTTCTTGTAATCCACGTGTTTATGTTTCTTTTTTAACATCTTAAGTTTTTCCAATACTGGGAAAAACTTTTTACGATAAAACAATGGATCGTTTTCTATATAATGCACAATGTCATCAACTATATCAAAGGGCAATACCGGTTTATCAGTATTTTGTGTTATGTCCATAAATTCATGTAGTTTCATATGTTACCTTACTTAATGATTATAAGTGATTAAATTTACTGTTCCATCAAAGTAAATTACTTGTGCTCTTATCCAAACATAGTTACCGACTATATTTTGTATTTTACTAGCAGTTTCCATATGAGTTTCATACACATGTGCATCAAACCAATCAGATTCATCAGGTGTAACTGCTAATGTTGCTTGAATGGAAATAATACCAGAAAAATTTGTATATGTATATTGTACAGTATGAATCCCATCACTTTGTCGATAGTACCCATCACCTTTATATGCATCGCCTGTTACAACTAACATCGTGCTATCGCCTGGATGTGTTTGCGTTGTTAATATTGTTTCACTATTTATTTTCATAATTATATTTATCTAAACAAAAAAAAACCGTGATAGCTATTTAACTATCACGGTTTTAATTTACATCAATAATTAATTACATTGCAACTGTATTTTATCTGTATAATCTACAGTAACAGATCCACCATCTTTTAATGCACCAAACAGCATTTCTTTCGATAAAGGTGTTTTAATTTCCTTATCAATTACCCGTTGCAACGGTCTTGCTCCCATTTTAGGATCAAATCCTTTTTCAACTAAAAAGTTTATAGCTTGTTCGGAAATATTAATTTTAATATTTTTATCTTGAACTAATTCCTCTAATTCAGAAATAAATTTGTGAATAATTTTTATCATAGTAGGTTTATTCAATCTGGAAAATGTAATAATTCCATCTAATCTATTACGGAACTCTGGAGAAAAGTATCGTTTTAATTCATCGTCTGGATAACTTTGATCGGTATCGTTTGCAAATCCAATTGAACCTTTCTCTGCATCTCTTGCACCTAAATTAGTAGTCAAAATTAATACACAGTGACGAGCATCAGCTTCTTTGCCATTAGATCCTGTAACCTTTCCATTATCCATTAACTGCAACAAAATTTGTGCAACATCTGGATGTGCTTTCTCAATCTCATCTAACAATAATACACAATTGGGATGTTCTTGTAATTTTGTAATTAATTGTCCGGTATTTTCTTCATGTCCAACATATCCAGGAGGAGACCCGATTAATTTTGCAACAGAGTGTTGTTCTTGATATTCGCTCATATCAAAGCGAACTAATTTAATACCTAGATGTTTTGCTAATTGTTTAGCGGATTCTGTTTTACCACATCCGCTTTGACCCATAAAAACAAACGCTCCTACTGGCTTATTTGCAGATTTTAATCCTGCATGACTAACTAGTATCTTATCGACTAACGATTCAATAGCATCGTCTTGTCCAAATATATGAGTTTTTAAGTTGTTTTCCAGTTGTGCAATATGTGTAGATTCACTTTCTAAGATTTGTTCAACTGGGATATTTAAAATTTTTGCTATTTCAACTTGTACTGATTTTTTAGAAACAATCTTCTCCTCATTAGTTGATGTTAACTTGAATCTAGAACATGCTAAATCTATTAAATCAATTGCTTTGTCTGGCAATTTTTTATCTGCTTGATATTTGTTAGATAACTTAACCGCAGCGTCAATTGCATCGTCGGTGATAGTAGTATTGTGAAACGACTCATAATATTTTTTAATTCCTTGAACGATATCTATAGCAGTAGCTAAATCAGGCTCGTCGACTACAACCCGTTGGAATCTACGCATTAATGCTCTATCTTTCTCAAAATACTTTCGATATTCTTCCCATGTTGTTGATGCAACAACTTTAATATTTCCTTTTGATAATGCAGGTTTAAGCATATTTGCTAAATCATTTGCATTATTTGAACCAGACCCAGCTCCACTAATCATATGAGCTTCGTCTATAAACAAAATACAATTTCCTTTTTTTATTAAAGCATTTAGAATTTGTTTAATACGTTCTTCAAAATCACCTCTATAACGGGTACCTGCAAGAACCGCTCCTAAGTCTAAGCTATAAACACTGTAATCTGTTAAAAATTCTGGAATGTCCTTATTGACAATTTTATATGCAATACCTTCGATTATTGAAGTTTTGCCTACACCTGGGTCACCTACTAACAGTACATTGTTTTTAGATCTTCTTCCCAATGCTAACGCAAGTGATTCTATTTCCGACGATCTGCCAATGATAGGATCTATTTTTCCATTAGCAACTTCTTCATTTAGCAGTACAGTGTACTTAGTTAATGGATCTTGCTTTCTTCTAGTTGGATATTCGTCATCATCTAAATCATCATCTAAATCATCATTTAAATCGTCGTCTAAATCGTTATCGATATTTGTTTTAACAAACTCAGCAAATTTAGTTTTTGTAAGTCCAGATGCTTCTATTAAATAACATGCAATACTTTTTCTCTCATTTAAAATACTAGAAGTTAAATCAAGCAAATCTAAATGCGTCCTACCTGCAAACAGTACTTGTGTGAACGCTCGATTAAGAACTCGTTCTAACGATTGTGTTTTCTTAGGTTTATACTTTTCAGCACTAATGATTATGTCATCGCACTGTGAATTTAAATGCTCATTTACTGATTCAATAAGCTTATCAGTATCAGCTCCAGCAGCTTGCAACATTTCAATATATTCGTCATCTGCAAGCATAGCTTGCAAAAGATGTTCTAGTGTTATATATTCATGTTTTAATGTTTTTGCCTGCGAAGTAGCGTGTTCAAATACTACTAATAATTCTTTCGATGGTTCCATGTATTAATCCTCAGATTTTGTGCAATAGTATAACTCTTCTAACTTTTGTAAAGTAGTATCGTTATTAATAATAGGTATTTTAACATCAATATGCACTAATATATCACCTGTTATATTAGTTTTAATGTTACGAACGCCATAGCCTTTAATGCTAAACACTGTATTTGGCTGTGTTCCTTTTGGAATAGTTAGTTTAACTTGTTTTCCGTTTAGTGTATGTATTATTATAACACATCCTAACATTAAATCAAAGACATTTATTACTTGTTTTGTAATTAAATTATTTCCAGATCGTGACCAATTTTCATCAGTTAATATTTTAATTTTAACTAATAAATTTCCACGAGGTGCATATGGAGAATAGCGATCGTCGCCTAATCCTTTAAAACTGATAACATCATTGTTGTTAGCACCAGGTGGAATATTAATTTTAACAACTTCCACTGACCCTGAAAATAATGTATATTGCAAAAACAACTCTGTTCCATACACTGCATCAAAAAAAGAAATTTGTGCAGTTAATGTTAAGTTTCTGTTTTGTTTCTTGTTGTGGTATTTTGGTATAAATGATGCATCGTATGCTGATCGTTTAAATGGATCTTTTAATACATCGTATGCTTTATTAATTAGTTTCAGCTTTTCAGCATCCCCACCTCGATCCGGATGATGTATCATTGCTAATTTTCGATATGCAGCTTTTATATCATCGTCAGATGCTTTATTAGAAATGCCTAAGATTATATAGTAATTCATTATACTATTTAATCAATTTTACTCTCTAGTTTTTCCACCACCAGTATTAACATATAAGCCGAACCATGCTGCTCCTGCTCCTACTACAACTGAAACTAAAGATGCTTGTGCATTATTCGGTTCGTCTAGCCCAATAAACCATTGAATAACATCATGCAATATAATTAAATATACCACAATAAAAGTTCTTGGAAAAATTCTCCAAGAATCTAATGCACGAGCTAAATAAATCCATTTAATAAAAGGACTATCATTGTTTTCCATAACTGTTTATTTGTTCCCTTAATGAATCGATTACTACTTGTTGCTGTTGTACTAATGATCGTATATCATTGATATTTAAACTTAACTCCTCATAATCTTTAACAGTGATCCCATATAAAATTGCTGGACTACCTTGTTTTTGTAATTTTTCAAATACTTCTATATAATTATCTAATGTAATTATGTTCCAATTTATAGTTCGCAGTTTTAATTGATCAACTTTTGGATGTAAAATTATTACAGGATTTGTATTACGTACTGTAATTGTTGGTTTATTTGTAGTAGTGCAGCTTGTAAGAAGTAATAAAAATAATAGCACTTTCATTGCAATTTCCTTAAAAACGGACATTCTGAATTGAACTCTTTGTCTGTAGTTGCTGAAAGTTCTTTATCCGTAAGCGGTGATCCTGATAAAATTTCAAAACATCTATTTACATTTTCCGTAGCATTATTAATAACTTTTTCAACTAATTTTGGTTTTTTGATTGATAGTTCTGTTAAGTTGTGTTTATTTTGTTTTTGTATTAATAATTGATTTTGTTTTCTAATTTTAGCTAATTTTTCATTTGTAGATTTAATAACCTTATTTGCTCGAGTAACATCTTCTTTTAGTGAGTCGATTGTATTATTACTAATTTCATTAGCTAAATTAAGTTCTGCATTATTTTTTTCTAAGTTAGCTATAGTTGTTTGGCTATATTTAAAATATAGTCCTCCTATAATTGAAGTTATAAGTACATATACTATTGCATAATTTATCATTCCGTTAAACATTAATTACCCCAATAGTTTTGTTAATGTATTATACCCTGCAATTCCATCAGGAATTAAATTATTATCTAATTGCCATTTTTTAAGTCGTCGTTCGGTATTAGGACCAAATATGCCATCTGCTGCTATTTTCAAAGCGTGCTGCAGTCTAATAACATCGTCACCTCGAGAACCTAACGATAATACTGTAAATTCTTTACCTTGATCGAGAACTGATAATGCCTTATTCCACTTTTTAATTCGATCATCTAATCCATTTGAACCACCGTTAATTTTAACCGACAGACCGACAATATCTTTTTTATCGCAAAAGACATTTAAATTGTTCTTTTCCCAAAACCAGCAAGCTGATTCTACTGCACCATTAGGCGTTCTTACATATTCTACTGCTTTGTCAAGCGTAATATTTACAGCTTGACTAAAATGTTTATAATTATTTTTCCCAGTTAGTTGTATTAACCCACCTCCGCGATATCGCCATCCATCACCTGACGCTTCGTCGCTATTACCTAATCTATTTGAATAAACTATATTTGCAATTCTTTCAGGTTGTCTGTGATACAAATCTGCTGATCTTCCTGCTTTTATGAAATACTTGGGAAATACTTTATTCAATGCAGTTGAACTATAATTTAAATTTTCACTAAGTACAGTAAATTCGCATGATTCATGCGAACACTGTGCAATAAAGCACGCTACCCGATCTACAGTATTAATTTTCCATTTTGGTAGCATAACACACAATGCAGAATACCAGCTATCTACTTCCTGGTTAGATGGGATTAATTCTGCTAAATAATCTCGTTTAAAATTAAAGTTAAATCCATATTCTTTCATTATCTTCTCACAACCGTTTTAATACTAATAAATGATTATCATTTTCAAAAGTTAACTTATTACCATATTTTGTAATATTATAATCGCCGATATACTTAGATAAAAAAATAATTTCAGCAAAATCATTTGTATTATATGATTCTGTAATGTTACTTAATGTTTCTTTCAATGGACCAACATCTATAAACTCGAACAGTAAAGGATCTGCCCATTTTTTAGAAATTGTAATTTCATTTCCTTTCATTTCTATTAAATCTACATAGCTTCGATCAAAAAATCGACTATAATTATATATCGAAGATTCTGAAATTTTAGTAGCGTAGTCTTTAGTAGTAGCCGGTACTTCTGCTAAATTTTCAAGGGTTGCAGGTTTACTACGGAAATTTTTATAATAACGATACCTTATGTTAGGTATATTAGTCAATTTCATAATTCCTGTAATAATGTTAAACAATTGTTTTGCAATTTCAGAGTTTCGTTCTATTTCAACAAATACCTTGTAATATCCGTTATCTTGTTCTCCTGCAGTAACATCGGCATCTAATACATATGGAAATCCTTTTTCTAAAAAGTCAACCATATCTAATGCAGCTTCTTTTGTTTTTAGTTCGATTGCTACGGTTACAATATCTGCATCACTACCCATTTTTGAAGCATATGAATCTATTTCTACAATATTATCTACTAAATCTATCAAATCGTTTTTTCTTAATGTCATTATTATATCCCTGCTGCTGCTTCAAATCCTGCGCCAGGTGTTCCTGCTGCTCCCCCTGCTGCTCCCCCTGGAGTTGCTGGAAATGGTTGTTGAGGTTGAGATTGCGTATTTTCCTTTGGTTTTTTAGTATTAAACTCGTTGTCATTAGATTCATCTTCTTCTTGATTTAATGCATCTATATCTAACTCGTCTAATAAATTTCTAGGCATTTGAATAGATACTATCCATATAGGTTCTTTATCTAATTTTCCTTTTTTTGATCCAGGTCGAATGTCATCGGGTTTTTCAATTTTTCTAGGTTTAACTAAATTGGTTTTTTGATATGTTACTTTACACCCGTAGTCTAACATTCGTTCACCTCCAATAGGGTCAGGCATATTTTCATATTTCCACATAAATGAACATGTAACCCAATGACGTTTAATAATTGGTCCTTCGACTAATTCGCCATCTTCCCAATTACTGTAAACATACAAATTTAAATCATCTAACACTCTTTCAAATTCTTTTAATATATAAAAAGATGTTTTTGAGTGATAAATTTGCTTAATATTATTAATAATATCTAATACGTCCTTCATTTATGAGCCTCTAATATTTTATCAAATTTGAGCGTGTTAATACCATTTCCCATTAAGGTATATATTTAACGCGAGTATAACTATATTTATCTCATCGCCAAATTACATCAAAATAACTAGTTATGTACATTTTACCAGTTTAACACACTAAATATTGTAAGTAGATTATATTTTTTCTACTTACAATATCTAAATTATTTTAGATCACAACCTATAAAGGGAGAACTTAATGGGTGCAAAAAGAAATTCACAAAAAACCTCAAGCTATGCAAATGTCGTTAACATTAATTTTACCTCATTACAAGCTAGTAAAGTTAAACTTTTACCTAGAAACACAAACCAAGAACAATATGTAATAAATTTAATGGATAATTCAAAAGACATTGTATTTGGTATTGGTCCTGCAGGTACTGGCAAAACATTACTTGCGGTTCAGGCTGCCATAAAGCAGTTTAAAGAAAAAGAAGTGGATAAAATTATAATAACACGACCTGCGGTGTCGGTTGATGAAGATTTAGGATTTTTACCGGGAACATTGGAAGAAAAAATGGCTCCGTGGACAATACCGGTGATGTCAATATTTGAAGAATATTATCATCCTACATCTATTAAAAGTATGTTAGTAGATAAAGTTATTGAGATAGCACCGTTAGCATACATGAGAGGTAGGACTTTTAAAAATTCATTTATTATTGCAGACGAAGTACAATTAACAACATTAAATCAAATGAAAATGCTTTTAACTCGTATAGGAGAAGGATCTAAAATGGCTATAACCGGGGATTTGAATCAAAGTGATCGATTATTAAATAATGGTCTACGTGACTTTTTGAATAAACTAGAAAAGTTCTCAAGTAATAGAATAAGTATTACACATTTTAACAATAATGACATCGAACGTCATCCTGTTGTTGAAGAAATTTTACAAATATATAATTTTTAATCTAAGTTGTTAAGTAACGCTAGAATATTTCTAGCGTTACTTAATTGTTTTACACAATCTGCTCAACTCCGATATTACACTTTCTTAAAAAATCAACACCATCTAATGAGCGATACTTATGTTTGAAATAAACTTTTTCAATTCCAGCTCCGTAAATACTTTTAGAGCATTCTATACACGGTGTATGTGTAACAAACATATGTGCATGTTTTCCACTATCATGACTATTAGCTAACTTATCAAGTGCATTTCGTTCTGCATGTAAAACTTCTAACTTAGTTGCTAAACGATATCGATCAATTTCTTGATCATCTATGTCGCTGTATTCGACATACGGCCAGGTGTCTTCAATTTCGTAAAGTGGTAAGTTTTCCCATAAGGGATTTTCATCTTTTCTCCAAACTCTATATTCACACTGATTGTCCCATCCAGCAGGAGTTCCATTATATCCAATTGAAATAATTCGATTATCTTTAACTATAATACATCCAACTTTCAATCGTTTAGCATAACTTAATTCTGAAAATCTTGTTGCAACATCCATATACGCTTGTTTAATTCGATTATTCATTTGTAAAATACTCTTTTATTATTTTACCGCAAGCTAATGCGGTATCTGCTTTATCATTAAAATCATATGCTATCATCATGTTTGAATGCTGTTCGCATAACTTATAGCAATCTAATACTACGTCATTTATTAATGCAATAACTTGCTGACGATCAGTCTCGCATAGTGATAACGCATTAATTTTTGTTTGATATTTGTTAATCATTCCTTGTCCAAATTTCAGTAGACACTGTTTCAAATTTGCGTTTGTAAATTTGATGAAATTTTTCTAAAATTTGATTAATAGGGATAAATTTATCACAATCATAACTTCCAAATATTCTACTTAAATGAAAGTTTTGTATCACTGGCAGTGCTTGATTAAGTATATCTGCCCCTCCAATGACCCAAACAACATTTGTAGGATCGTCTTTCTCAAGACGTTTTAGAATATCAGGTACATCACCGTTAGCAGTTTCTACGTTAAGAAGTTCTTTATGTGTAACGACTACATTTCTTCGTTTAGGTAATGGTTTTGGCATACATGGATCTTCCCATGTTGTTCTTCCCATTACGACAATATTTTCAATAGTACTAGATTTAAACCATTTTAAGTCATTACTATTTTTTGGCCAGGGCAATGTACCATTTTTAGAAATACCACCATTATCATCGCATGCTAAAATTGCATTAATCATTATTAATCCTTACATGAAAGCCTAGCTAACTGAATTAAAACCGCAGCTAAATTAATTTCTGCATCTGCACATATTGTATGATTCACTAAGCCGTCTTTTATAATTAAAACTGCATCATCTTGTAAAGTTTCAGTGTTACCAAATAACTCTATATTAGTATATAGCCATCTGTAAACATCCTCCATTTCTTCTGCTCTAATTGTACCGCATAATAATTTCCGAGCATCTTGGATTTTACCTTGTTTAAAAAGATCAACCATTTTAAACTTCCATTCTTGCTCTCCTGCATCTCCTTGCGATACTGGAGAAAGCATACCATTTTGTGAGTTCATTTGAACAGTGTTAATACACTTACGCAAATCTGGATAAGTTGCCTTAACATAAGTATCAAGAATGTCTAATTCAGGGGTAACTCCTTCGGTTAGCAATATTTCAGCAACTCTTGCAGTAAATTCTGTTTGATCTATTGTTTCAATTAAGAAACCTTGGCACCTTGAATGTATTGCTGGTATTATTTTATGAGGGAAGTTACATGTCATTAAAAATCTAGATGTACTATGATATTCCTCCATTACTCCACGTAATGCTGCTTGTGCATTGTGTGAAAGATAATCTGCTTCATCTAATAATACAGCTTTAAACTCACCAAACGGCATTAATTGAATAAAATTAACAATTTTGTCCCTAATATCATCTACTGAATTTGTTCGTGAAGCATTAATTTGCAATATATCATAAGGATTTACATCTAATTCATTTAGAAGTATTTTTGCTAATGTTGTTTTTCCAACACCAGGTCCTCCGCTGAACAACAAATGTGGGATAGATTTTTCATCTATCCATTTACGAATTTGTTTTTCTTGATTAGAGTCTCTAAATACATATCCGTTAATTGTATCTGGTCGATACTTTTCGACCCATAAATTTTGCATACATTTACCTTTAAAAAACAAATAAAATTAATTATATTACACAAACTATATTGTTGTCAATAATAATTTTTTTTAATATTTAATTCAGAAAATGCTATTTGTATAGCTTTAGATTGGTAAATAGCATCTGCTAACGCATTATGCAAATTTTGTTGAATTGATTTTCTAGGATCTTTAGCACAACATGAAAATAATGTTCTACTATCTCTAATTTGCCAAAAGTTCCAAGGTATTGATCTTCCTGCTGAACGGTACATGTCTTCTAAAATAGTCATATCAAAACCATAACCTTGTGCCCAGATAACGTCTACACCTACTAACCATTTAGTAAGGGTAGTTAAACAGTTGTCAACTGTAATTGCATTTGTCTGATCTAATGCTTCTTCTAAGATAGATTGATCTTGTTTAGCCCACCAATTAATAGTGTCATCAGATGTTGTTCTACTTAACCGATTTTGATCATCGATTGAAATTTTTAAATATAATTCGTCATATGGTTCTTTAGATGAATGTGGATTAAATTTACACCCGCCTAATGTAATAACTGTACTTTGAGGACAAGTATCTAAGGTTTCTAAATCGATCGTAGCATGTATTTTCATTCTCTATTTTCGTTTCCAATACCAGATAAAATTAACATAATATATAAAATAGGCCATCCCCATCCAGATAAAAACCCAGTAATATGAAGTACCATTAATGATACTCCAGTTAAGCCTAGTGTGCTTATGCCAGAGGATACTGATGTATATCGTTTAAAGTTTTGAATTTTCATATTTAATTTGTTGTTATTGTTTATGTTAAATTATACTATTGTTATAGGTAGACATCTACCTATAACAATTTAAATATTAGAAAAAAGTTGAGGATCAAATGATGCAGATTGGCCGTTTGAATATTCCGCTCCTACTTGCAAATCATTTGGTTTATGTGTATTAAATGCTAGTATATTATCTGGATCAACCATTCGATACGTTGTTTCAATAGTTTGATCTGTCATTGTAAAACTTCTAGTCCATCGGCCGTGTTCAACAAGAACCCAATCTCCTATTTGATACTCGTCTACATTGTCTTTTCCTTTATCAACTACCCTTCCCCATCTAGGATAAATTCCTCTAGTAGTACCGTCGTCACTTTTTATAATAACACCTGATGCAGTTTTCTGTTCTCCAAAATACATATCAGTTATTATAACTCTATTAGTAATAGCTCTTGGCTTTCCAGATATAAGTCCCATATAGTTTACCTTTTATTTTTGAACAAAATTTCCGTCTTTATCTTCAACCCATTCCTCATCTTCTAACATTTTCTTTTCTTCTGCAGAAAGCGGTTGTTTAATTGTTTCTTTTTTTGTAGTCGGACTACTAGTTTTTTTGGATGTACTAGCAGTTTTTGTTGTATCTACATTCATTGAATCTGCTGTTTTTTCATTAGTAGATGCATCTACAGTTTTATTAGTTTTTTTTTGAGTGTCGTCTTTTGCAACACGCGCATAATGCTCTTTTACAATATCTTCACGTTTTTTAATGATCTTTCCACCTGGACCTAACTCGTCACCTCGAGCATTAACCCTAACATTACCGACTGCAGGAGTTAATTCGTTTTTCTTTTTGAGCAACTCCATGTCAACAATCTTTCCACGCATTGATTTATATTCACGTTTTATAGCCATATCTTTTTCCTTATCTTAAAAACTCTCGCCAATCTAATTCATATTTGATTGGATTAATTTTGTGTAGTTCAAGTAAATATAATACAAATGAACTAACACTACTACCTCTACCTACGCCCCATAATATATTATGTTCTCTCATTAAGTCAACTAAAAATTTTACATATTTAAGAACATTTAAAAAATTAAGGTTAATGTATACTTCAAATTCTTCATTCAATCGGTCAACTTCTTGTTGACTTTGACATTTATTTAACAAATAATCATAAACATCAAACTCTTTATATTTAGTAGGCATAAGCCATTCTGTTTGTAAAATTTCATCAAACATTAGTACATCAATGTCTAATGACATATACAATTTTAAACCTGGTAAATCTTTATTAAATTGTATTTCATTAAATTTCTCAACATCTTCAGATGGTTCACACAATACATTAAAAAGTTTACTAGCATCATTTGAATATAAGATATCTACAATATCTTTATCAGATGCTCTTAATAAACCATACTTATCTTTAACTAACATATCAACAAACTATTATTAATAAAACATTATTTTAATTGATATTAATTAATGTGTCAAGCCCTTCGATTCCTGATTGTTGTCGTTGCTTTTCAGCTTCCTCTGCACGTCTATTGTACAATTCTTCTTTATACATATCAATTACTACTGCAATTTGTTGTTTTAATATTGGATTATGTGTCTGAAAATATTTCCTTTGTAAATCTATTGTTCCAGTTTCAAGTTCAGATAGTGATATACTGGAAACATTAATTAATGGATTAAACATATTGCCCTTTACATTCTACAAACAATGTTTGCCCAGAGTCAGGCGTCCAAATTTCAAAAATCATAGGATTATCTTGGCTAGTTGACTTTAATAGTCTAACCGTATTATCATATCCAATTGGTGTAGTTGCAGTATCATTTGCATAAATTGCTGATGTTGCGTATTTAGTAGTAGTTGCTGTATCAAAGTTTAAATTAACAGTAACATCACTATCTACACGAGTGCTAGTTACTGCAAGTCTCATAGATGTTACTGCAATATTGGAATCTTCCCGTAATGGCCAATCTGTAAAGTTAAACCCTACAGTTTGTATATTTTGTTCATCAATTGAGCTGTCAATCACAATGCGAACTTCTTGATATAAACCATCTGGTACATATATTGACAAGTTGTTCGATACACTGTCGTTATTAATTACCATTGTTGACCGTTTAAATTGTACTGAACTTAATGACAATATTGGATTAATTAGAATTTTACCAGTTGATCCAAAATTGTTATTTTCATTTATTTTAACAGTAGTATCTTGTAAATCAGTAATCTCACTTCCTGCTTTAGCAAAATTATCTTTAATAATTTGGAAATTATCTCTAAAGCCTTGTGTATCGTTATCAACACCTGCTACTGGATATTCTGCATCTATTGTTTCACTTATGATTGTACTAGTCATTTGTTTTCCTTAAATTTTATACATTAACTTGATAATTCGCAAACAAAATAAATTGTTCACTTGAATTATCTTTTGTTCGTTTTATTATATATCTATCAATATCATAATTAATAGTTTGTGGATTATAATCGCTGTTTTTTATGTTTCTTAATATGTTTTCACTTGTGCCAGGTTTACAATAACATATAGGAATAGCCATTTGATAATCCAGTTCTTGAAATTCTAATTGTGGGCTTCTCATCCATAATGGTAAAAACTCTCTTTCAGTTTTTCCAATAGCTTTTATATTATCTCGCATATTAGCAATACTTGAAATAAATCGAATTTGATCTTTACTATTACTTACTTTAATTGATGTTGTATCTGCTTTAAAAGTATTTGCATATTTAGGTCTACGTCGCATTGGTTCACTATCACCGAGTTCTAAAACTACAGTTGCAGTAGACGAATCTCTTATGATAACTTCAAAATCATTCATATCAGTGTTTACTACTACATCAGTGTTACGAGTTTCTATAATTAGTTGATCGTTAGATACAATTAAAAATTTTGTAAGATTTCTTCCGTACACTGGTAACAGTTCGGTTCCTAAATTATATCCAGTAACGTCATCTTTTGCAGCATATTGCAAACTATCTACTGTAATATTATTAGCAGTATTTATAGTGAAGTGTTTTTTAGTTTTTCCAATTTTAGGTACCGCAGGATCAATAACATCAATATAAATTACTTCATATACAACATCACGAGTTCCAGGTAATATCGCAACTGCATTTTTAAACTCTCCCAATATATATTGTTTTCGTTTATGATTAGTTGCTGCCGCTGCTACAAATTTGTCTATCTCTTTAACTTCTATGCCGCTATAAACTAGCATGTCTAGATTAAGTTGTAATCCAAAATTTTTATCTTGAGGTCTATAAATGCTTTCTGGTGTAAATATGCTTGAGTTACTAATAAATTCTCTATACGATAATCTTGTAGATTCTGCTAACATTGGTCGCATATAGATGTCTGTATATAAGGTATTATCAAAGTCGTTTACAGATAACTTAAATTCACGTTCAACTGCTGAGTAATTAAATCTATCTCTAGCTTCGACTACAAAATGAAATTCTCTATCAAATGACGTATCACTTGATATGCCTCCATCAAACGTAGTAGATCTACTATCAAATATTGTTAACCCAGGTTGTTCGGGTGAGCTAGTTTGATTGGCAATTCCTATAATTTCCCCACTATACGACATATACATTCCGTATGGGAGTCTACCTGATTTAAATGTATACACTATGCTACTATCTGGAACTGTAGTTTCTGCTTTAACAAATAATGTGCTTACATAATCTGAATTTATTGTACCTAAGTCAGAAGGAGTAATCCAATTAATATTCGAATCAATTTCTCCAATTACTGTAAGTTCAAATGTCTTAACTGAACTTGGCATAACAACATCATCCTGACTTGCTACTACAAAATCTTTAGTAAAATAGTCGTCTTTAAGTAACGCTAATCCAATATTTCTGTATATTAGTAATTGCTGTCCAATATTAGTATTAAGTTGTACTTTATCTTCGTTCTCACGAAGAACTTGTATTGTTGTAAGATCTCCAAAAATATCTTTTATATTTGTTAAATTAGTAGTATGTGCTGTTTGTGGGAGCATTACTGTCCAATTTTTACTTGTTACTGCATTAATATAAGCATCATAATTAAATTCATGTTTTAACATTAATAAAGTTGCAGATACTATCTGGGATATTGATAGTTGATTAATAGTTTCGGCGATTTCATCCCAATTTGATAATTCAAATGTAGAATAAGTATGATCCACTTTACATTTGTATATTTTACCATTTTCTCCTGTAACAATATCTCCTATGAAATAGTTTGTTCCAATAACCAAATCATACGGCACATTTATTGGATATATATCGTTTTCACTAGTTATGCTATACTCAATATATGGTGAAACAGAATTAATAGTATATGATACATACTCACTAAACTTAATAACTCTTTCTTTCACTTGTTCTCGTTGTGCATTTGTAATTCGATTAATAAAAAAGTAATCTTGTCCGGCTGCTGCTGTTCTACTTAATTTAAAGTCAATTTGTGCAATTAACGGTTGAGTTAATGTAATTGTGTCATAATCACTATTTGAATCATCTACACTTAATACTGTATACTGATGAACTCCTAATAAGATTTTTTGATTTACTAAATTTTTTAAATCTTGAAAGTTATCATCGCTTGTTAAATCTAATTTGTATATTTTAAATTTGGTATTTCCAGCAATTACATCTTCGTAAAAGTTTGCATAAACAGTTATATGTTCGTCGTCTTGCGTCATTCTAGTTGCACGAATTGTAAACTTATAGTTTTCTGTAACTGCTGGCTGATATGGCAATATTCCTGCAATTTCTCCAGATAATGCATCTAATGACAAGCCTGGTGGTAGTTCACTAATTGATCCATCGTCATTAAGATCCTCAAGGGTATACACAGGTAATCCATCTAATGTTTCATTATGAATAATATCTAAAACTAATATAGTGTAATTATCGGCTCGTTTAAATCCTAGATTACGAGGAGTAATCCATACTGGAGTACGTACATTAGTATTATCTGCAGTGAAAATTCCTGTAGCTGCATGCGTAATAGTATTGTCTGCGGTTAAGAAATCATCACCAACAACATATATTGTAAAGTCACGCCTTACATACCAATCACCATCTGTTACTGTTACAGTGAATGGATAGTATCTATTTAATTTTATAGGCTGTCTTTCAGTTTCGCTAAAATCATATGGAACACTATCAAAATAATAGCTTGCAAATCCATTTGAACTTGGAACATAAAAATCTAACGGGTATTTGGAATACGGAGCCGTATCGTACCCTCCTCCTTGATATATTTTTTCTAGACTTAATAAAGGTTCAACAATGCCTTGTATTCTACCATCTTTAGATAGTGTTAATCCTGGTGGCAGTTCACCGTCATGTTTTCCAATAAAAAATTCTAATTCATCTCCTGCCGGTATGTCAGAATCTGTTGCAATAAGTTGATAATCAACTATTTCATTATCTAATACGAATACACTTTTCTTATTAGGATTAACAGGTAACAATCCAGCATTAGTTTGCCATTCGGGTGAATCAGGACCTATTACTAGTACTTCTAATGTTCTATCTTCAAATAAATCATTAAAGTATGCTCTAACAACAAATGTACTTAACTCATTATGCTGGACTTCAAATACTGTTCCAGTTATTCGATTTTTATTTAAACGCAAACCTCTAGGAAGTTTGCCACTAATTATTTCAGTATCAACAGTAGTTGAAGTTACTAACGGTAGTAATATATCTGTTGGTCTACGCTCAACTATTGTTCCTAAATTTGAGCCTGTTGGCACTTTCCATATAGTCGATAGCTCTGTGCTTGCAGAAGTTGGTTGATTAACATATGTTATTTTTTGTTTAGTACTAGGGCCAATGATATATGGATATGCCGGTGCACTTAATGTATCATCTGTAAATGTTACAAAATATGCGTAAGTACCTTTTGGATATTCAGGAGTTACACAATATCGTCCATTATACTCGTCTAAGTCGCCGTTACTATAATAAAATACATAATCATCAACAAACGCTCCTGCAGTAAATGATAATGTGCCAAAAGTTGTTGATAATGTTTTGTCATATTTCCAATCAGAAGGTCTATGAGTATCTTTAATTTTAGTTCGATACGAACTTAATAAAAGTTTTGTTCCACTATACTGATTAATAGATGTTTTGTATCCGTATGGTCCGTAGATTGGATACCCATCAAAACAAAATCCTAAAATTTTACTATGTCCGTCTGAATGTCTAAAAAAATCACTATTAAAATTAGTAGTCCTATAATAATCATTACTAAAGTTATAAAATCGTTGAATACTCCATCCATTTGTTAGAAATGCACCGTCTCGATAAGTATACTCGTTTACCGATGTGCTTATTTGTTCTGTTACACCGTGTGCCGGATCGATAGTAAAAACACTTGGAAAATGACCTCGGTTTATTGTAAAACCTGATGGCATTGCAATATTATTGTTTGGGATAGTAGATTCTGTTGAATACGGTTTTATTAAAACTCCATTTGCCAAAATACCAACATAATTATCAAACACTTTTTGTGGATTTTGTGTATTTGTTCCGCATCTGTCTACAAATGAAAATTTATAATCTTGTAACGTAACTCCATTTATATTTGCATTTGCAGGGAAAGGGTTTCCATTACTTTCAACTGACAGTACTCCTTGCAATGTTGAAAATATCGACCTACTATTGTAAGAGCCTTGCCGAACATTTATACTTATTAGTTTTGGGTCAAATGCCATTTAATCTTCCTTTGTATTATACTTGTCCAAAATCAATTATTGCTAACGATGGTGATTCAAATGTTCCCATATCAATAGTAGATTCGTGTGCTAACCATTCAATTGTAGTGTTAAACTTGGGATAAATATCTCCAAATTCCATATTTTCAAAATATGCAGAATACTGTGAAAAGTCAGATCCATTTAATGTTCCATAAAATGATCCTGTAACTCGTGCAGCATCGATGATGCCCACTGTATAAAAATTATGCCCTTGTGCATTTAAACTGTTAGATAATTTAGGAAACGGATCAGTTTCTAATTTTGAAACAGTATTATCTATAACAAGATAATCTCCTTCTATTTTAGTTTTAATTCCATCCCCACCTACAATTTTCAGTTCAGAGTTAGCAGTTAAGTTTATATAGTTTTCATCTGCAGATATTGTAATATTAGCAAGATTTTCATTTGGAACACTAATAGTGATAGCAGAGTCTGACGACTCTAACACTACATTAGATCCACTAACTAATTTTTTAAATTGTAAATCGTATATTAACTTTTGGGAAAAGATGCCTTCTCCTTCCCCTTCGATATTCGATGCAGTTACGTCACCGGTGATTCTTAAATCAAGTTCTTCAAAATTTTGATTAACTTTTATAAATGCTTCTCTTAGATCATCGCCTGTTCCGTCGTTTGCAATGTATCCTATATTAATTAATTCTATTGCCATTGTTATTTCCCTTTAAGCAATCTGTAACCAGATATTATTTAAATAAATCATTAAATGTTGTAATCCTGATCCAGTTGGATTCCAACTAATTCCATCCGATACTGCTATTGTTCCAGGAGCAGGTTGTGATGGGATTGATCCTGGCATTAATACTAGCTGTTCTGATAACAGTTCAAATATATTAGCATATGGTGATGATATCGAGCCGTCTACTACATTAACTACTTGTGTAGAGTCATCTGCGTAAATTGACCCTACTACATCGCTGTGTAGCACTCCTGAATTTTGTGTAATTTCTTTTGTTGTTGGATTATAAAATAATAAACTTTGTGTAGATTCTACTCTAATAGGGTCAACAAAAAAACCTTCGTTTAACGAATTTAATATCGACGTTGATAAAATTATCGAGTTACTATGTTGCTTCGTAAATCCTGCACGATTTCCTATTGCAATACAATTAGAGCCTTGTAACTGATACCCTGCTTCTACTCCAATTGCAATACTGTATGAATTTTGATCTATTTGCCCTGCAGATGTTCCGATAGCGATAGCATGTCTTTCTTGATTTTGATACCCTGACTGTACACCGATTGCTATTGCATTAGGTTGTTGATCAACATCACCTGCAAATATACCTAAAGAAATTCTATCTTCTCTACTCCGAATACTTTCTGCGTCAACATGACCGAAATAAGTGCTAGTACCTATATCTATTAATTTACTGCTATCATCATTATAAATATCACCTCTAATATCTAACAGAACATAGTCGGCTAAACTTTTAATATTTTCAATTTCAGCTATTAATGTGCTAGATGTTACTACTTGTAAATCATCGACAAAGTTTGACAACGATGACGGAGCATCTTCAATTTTACTATACGAAATGGTTCCTGATAATGCATCTACTATTATTTCACCGGATGACGAGTACAGTGAACCAACTAATGCAGTGGCGTTAATTTCTCTAAAAGGTCGAGCAGATGTGCCTATTAGTCCAACATTAGGAGTTTCTGGAATAATAACACCGTTTAATATAATAGATGTTACAGATATTTGACCCATATTTTCTAATGACCTAAACTCAACTCCATCTCCTCTTTCGTTTACTTTTAAAAACGACCCTTCATTTCCAGTATAAGATGATGGAGTATCTACTAAATCTAAAACTGTTTGTGCTTTAATACTATTGCCATTAACTGTAATAGCAGCAGCATTAATAGTACCAATTGCATCAATGTTTTGTACATTTACTATGCTTGAGTCTTGGAGATTTAGATTATCGCCTGCAGGAAGTTCTTTAACTTGGTTACTGTTAGATGTGTCTAACACTAGTGGAAATCTATTGCTCATGTATGTATCCTATTTTTATATATTTATCGCACACCTTATCACCAAGTATCAGTTGACCAGGCAATCCGTTTCCATATATCAGCTTCTCCTGTTGTGTATGTTTCTACACAATAATATATGTATGTAGAGTCTACTGATATTGCTCCTTGTGTATCTAATACTTGACCTTTACTAGTAACAGGTACACTAAATTGTATTACTAAATCTCCTGCTACTATTATATTACCTAATACTGTTAGATTTGAATTAAACACAATATCATCGGACGAATTATTAGCTAAAAATTCAGTATCGTTAATATAAGAGCTTAATGTATTTGGCACAGAAAACTCTATAACATTATCAGTTTCGTTATAAGACACTGTTATGTTTTCTTGAACTCCATTAGTTATTATATCGGAAAGAGACTGCTGTGCTGTTTCACTAGTAAGAGCTGTAGTTTCGTACAACTCTGTAAAATTATCATTGATTTTATCAAATGCAATTCTTAATGGGTCTCCATCACCTCTATTGGGACTAGTCCCTAAATTTATTAATTGTATAGTCATATTTTATTCCTTATTGTTAGCAACTAATCTTAGTGTTTACCAACAACTACTTCGATCATTCCACGTTCGGTATCGAACTTATTTGTTAGTGCTTTTCCTATTATTGTACCTGGAATTGCAGAATCTATAGCACACGCATACTCAGATATAGAGCTTGATACTAATAGATCTCCTTTTTTAACTTTTCCTACTACTTTACACATTACTCGACCTTGTAATGCTAATGGAATAACAAAATTTCCATCTAACGACGAGTTCATTAAGTGTGCAGGATTTTCAGATACAATACCTGCAACTCGTGTATCAGATTTAATATTTGTAGTAGTTAATTCATATTCTCCACCAAAGATTAAAACAGTGCCAAATGTATAATAGTTATCTGCTAAATAATTTTCAGCTAAGTCAGCATACCTAGCAGTAGTTGCAGTCCCGTTAAACAATGTTGCGTATACAGTGTTGTATACTAAATTTGATGCTCCAATGTTATATACATTTGTAGTGTCTGGTTTTACACCTGTACGGTCAAAAATAAACGGTGTAACACTAGAGTTTGATCCAGTATTTGCTGTTACAATTGCAACTTGTCCTGCAGTTGTTTTACCTGTTCCAGCTCCTAATGCAATTCCTGTAGATGCTGCTGTTTTTTCTTCTTGTGCTTCAATAAAACTGCTGTAAATCCAATTAGTTGATAAGAAACTCTGGTTATTGTAAGTTGACAAGCTTTGCAATACACTCTGTGATCCAGCATCGTCGCCTATTGACAAATTTCCATAAAAAGTTACATCAGGATATGTAGGTGATGTTCCTCCAGACCCGCCGACAGCAGTTAAAATTAAACCTTGAGAAGGAGTTTTTAAATTTAACATAGTACCTGTTAGCGACATTACTTCGTAGCTAGAGTCGTTACCTATTATTAAGGATCGAGCATGAACACTACCGTTTGTATTTGTTTTTACTAAACTGTTAGCTTCGCCGGTAATTGATATATTACTTATTCCAAAAGTACCAGTTGACAATTTAACTAATGCAGAGCCTGGATCTTGTGCTGCTGGTATTTCTGTTGTAAAGTTACTTGGGAGCAGTGCGCCTCCTTCTGTAACTACTGTAGAAAAAGATATTTGCTCTATATGTGCAGACCCAGTATCGTTTGCCCAATTTCCTAATACTTTATTATTTTCAATTCTGGCAATTTTATTAAAATCAATTCCATTGTCAGCAAGAGAAATCCATCCATTTGATGCAGTAAATACCGTGCTGTTAAACGATGCAACTCCTAATTCTGATTGCGTGAGTCCGGTTGCATTACTTCGTGTAGTTGCTGCATTAAGTAATAATTTACTTTGTACAATCCCTGCTGTTGCAGAAACATCGCTATTAACAATAGTATTTGGTTTAATTTGGAAATTAATTGTCGAATATTTTTCAGTAACTTCGTTATTAACTACAGTTAATGTATTAATATTTGTAAATGATATATCACTTAAATTATCATGTACAGCATTCGCCCATTCATCAACTGGTCCTGATAATATTACAGCTTCTGCTCCTCCGACGACTTGAACAGTATCCACCGCAGGAGAATCTCCTTCAGGTTTACCATCACTAAATACTCCAGATACTGGAGTATAAATTATCTCAGTTAAGTTTGTTCCTAAACTTTGAAAATCTCTAGTTCCTAAAATAGTACCAACTGCTCCAGTAACTGATCCTACCATCTGATCATTAACTTCAAACGGACCGTTTACAATCGAACCTGAAATTACAAATATTTTTTTGTAACCTGTACTAATTAATAGCTGACCATTTGATATATTTGTAATATCAACGTCGTTCATATCTGCTAACAATTCACTACTACTGTTAGCTAATATCAAGTCGTCAACGTAAATTTTAGTAGCAACATCTGAATCGTTAGTAGGAGCTTTTAAATTAGTAATAGTGTTACTACCAGCATTTAAATCTCCAGTTAAAATAGTTGAGCCATCTGCTGCAATTGCACCTGGGCCGATTTTATTAACTATAACATTTCCATTTGTATCAAATCCTAGTCTTCGATTAATGTATCCTCGAACGGCACTTTCAGTAGGTACTGTATCAGATGCATTGTCAGCCATTGCAGTGTCTGTGGAAAATTCAGTAATAACAACTCCACGCTTGAATCCTAATCCATCAACATCGGAAAGTGCAATGTTAGCAGCAAACGAAACTGTGCCTGTACCTTGGTCTACACTAAAGAATCTTCCAGCTCTAAAAACACCATCCTGATCTGTTGATGTATAAAATACACGGCCTTTATTAATTTCTGTAACTTCTTTAGAGCTGTCTTTTTCACTTGGGCTTCCGAAAATTACATTTGGGAAATTAGTATTGTTATAACTACCTGTACCTATGTCTAAGAAATCATGCCCAGTTACTCGACATGTTGAAATACCTACAGTAATGTTTCCAGTTTGATTTGCTTTCAACCCTGCTCTAATAGTAATATTTTCTGATCCGTAGATAACTGGAAGTGCTATACCTGTAGAGTCTGTTTGGTTAATAGTTTCAATATCTTCTAGATCAACAAGTGCATACGCTATATTTTCTGAAACAGGGACTTCGTTTCCTTCTGAATCAACACCTCGATAATTAAACACATAATGTGTTTTTCCACCCCATGATATAATAGGTGCTTCTACTAATGTTTCTGGTCTCCACCCTAATGGCCTAAATCCTTCAGGTGTCTTGCTATTATTGTTTAATCGATATATTTCATTAGTGTCAGAAACTGGTTGCAGTGCTAACCGCACATCTCCTATTGTTGCACCTTTAGTTGTACCTGAGCCGGCTAATTCACTAGTTTGAGCTCTTGCACTGTCAATGATTAATCGAATATAGTCGTAACCTTCATCAAAACTAACTTGTGCAGTTCCATCTGGCAATTCATTGCCTATACTATCGCTAGTTAAAAATGATATCGAACGATATACAGTATCAGTATTTTCATCAAAGACTATAGCAGTTGACGGTCTAATTGCTATTAATTCTTGTGATTTAATATCTGAAATTATATGTGTTTGATTTCTTCTATAATTTATTATTTTACCATATGGAACATTTTCTAATAAACCGTTACGACTAAATTGAGTTTCGCTAGTAGAAAAATTCAATTTATATACACGACCGTCAAACATCGGAGTCGACGCTTCAACTTTAATAGTACCTGCAATTGAAAATGCTGTAATAATTCCAGTTAATGCTACAGGATCACCATTATCAATTTCAGTTACTGTAATAATAGCATCATGTTCTACACTAGTACCTCCTAATAAGTTACCGTCAACTGTAATAGTATCTCCTACTGTAAAGTTTGTACCGTTTGAAATTATATCTGCAGAATACCCATTGTGAATAGTTTTATAAATTGTAAATACTGCATTGTTAGCAAGAGGATTAGTTACATCTTTAGTAACTGGAATCGATGTTCCTACATTTTCGTATCTTCCTACACACGCATTAGTTTTTTCTACGTTTGCTACTTCGTATCTAGCAAAGATTTGTTTAGTTTCATGATATATGTCAAATTCAGATCTTGATGATGGAACATCTTTAAAATCGAATGCATACAAGAACAATTTTTCCAATTGGTTTGTGTACCCATCTGGATCAATTGAAACTGGCACACTGTTTGCACCTAATGCTACAGAAGTAGGAGCTCCAAGTGCTGTTTCAGTAATTTCCAATTCATTAGTTAAATCAAATGCTCCTTGAACATTGATAAGATAAATTACAGTTGACCCTGAAGTATCGCTTGAATCAACTACAACTGTGCCGAAAGCACCGCTACTCACTTGCGTTAATACTTGCCCTTGTTCAACTACTACACCCCCAGATAATGTTAAAATAACATTAGCATTAAAAGTTCTAGCTGATTGAACCATATCTTGAGCTAGAAAAATATCATCTGGAATTTCATTTGGGTCAAACCCATCTGCTACTAATCCATATTCACCGTAACAACTTGAACTAGACAAAGACCTAATTTGTGATCCATTTTTTGAATAGTATGATGCCCAGCAATAATATGTAAACATTGATACTAGTTCTGACAATGCCCCATTAGCAACTACTAATCCATAACCTAAATCGTTAATATTAGTAAAGTCATTACCTAATATTGATCTATTACCTGCAGTTTGCAATGTAATAGGAATTGGACTAGATAAATCATTTAAGTTAACACCTGTAGATAAACTACTAGTTACTCCAGAAAAACCAAGATTGTTATTTGAACTATAATCTAATTTTAATTCTGCTATACCTAAATCTGGATCATATTGTGCAATTGCATTAACTTGAAATCGTTTTCCATCTATATAAAACACGCTAGGTGTTTCAGGTCTACGGACGAATAATCCTTGTGGTTCTGCTTGAGATCCATAACTCTGAACCATAATTCTAAATGGATCTCCATCTATTTTTTCATATACTTGAACAGCAGTATTTCCCACAAATGCATCTACAAAGATACCACCACTGAATGATTGTTTGTTTGATGATTTTGAAAACGACGAAGATCCTTGAATATATGGTGATTTTGTTAATACTTGGCCTTCAGGATCAAGTACTCCCATAAATCCTCCATGACCGTGAACTGATATGTTCCTAATCATAGTTGCATCATTTAATAAAAATACATCTAAGTCTTTATTGTTTAGTGGAGGATTATATTCACCATCAAACCAATAAACAATAGTATCTATTAAATTTTCAGTTGCAGCATAAACACCGTCAATTTCTCTCCAATAATTAATACTTTCTAAATAATCAAATTCTAATGATGACGTATGTGTTTTTGTTGCAACATAATAGTAATATACACCCGATGCTAAAACTTTAACAACTTCTTTTTCTTTATAAAGCGTACTTGGAGCCCATTCAAACGGATCAGCAATTCCTAATGAAATATCGTGATCGTATGTTTTAGTTGATTCAGTTCCATATGTTAATACCGGTTCTTCTGCGTTGTACAATTGTGTTAATAGCGTGTTTATAAAACGAATTGAATTATTAATTTCAGAAGTTGCATTATAACGATTCGCAATATCGTAGAATTTTCCTTGAAGTTCTAAAGCATATTCATTGCCACCGTTATTTAAATCATTAATTAATCCATCAATAATAAGACCTATATTTTTGAAAAAGATCGATCTTGAATAATCTCCAGATAGTACATATGCAGGGAAAAAATATTCTACATAATTTGTAGCTTGTTCCTGTAAAAAAAGTTTGTTAACACGAATAATTTCAGTAGCAGCTACCCATCTTCCAACATTCTCATAGACACTGCCAACATTTTTAGTCAATGCTGGATCAGTGAGATAATGTCTGCCAAAGTATCCGTCAACTCGTTGAGTTAACGGATTTATATATTCAACACCATTTGGAACTTTAGTAACAGTTAACACAATATCTGCAGCACCGTTGTTACCTAATTGTGCATCTTTTATAAATATTCTTTCATCTTTTTGAAATGATGTTCCAAACTCTAATATTTCTACATTTGAAATCTCACCTCCGCTTCCTACTGTTATTCTAAATACTGCATCTTTTCCAAAAAACTCTGAAATGTAAGAACTTACAGTATATGTACCGGGTATGCGATATACATCAGTTTGAGCATCGTATGTAATAGTTTCTATATTACTTTTACCTAATACCATACCGTCAAATTCTGCATCACGATAAAAATACATATCAGCCCAAATAGATTGAGATATTCTATTTTTAGGTTTAATAACACATCTACGTAATTCGTCCCCGCAGATTGATACATTCGGAGGTAATCGTATAGGGAAATCTTCTTCATATACGCCAGATTCAACAAATATAGCAATATGATTATTTCTTACAATATTACCATATTCCAGTTCTTCGCCATTTTCAAACTCAATTGGTTCTAATAGCTGAACATCTATCTCATCTGTTTCAAGTAAACTAACTGCTCTAGGCCCTGCTTCGTACTTATAGTCGATGATTCTGCCAACAGCTCCTGAAAGTTTTCCTCTAACTATTTTCCCAGGTATAATGTCTGTATTAATTGGATCTGCTTGGTCAACATGACCATTATTGCCATTGGATAAATTAATTTTATATGTAGTTCCACCGTCAATAACACCAGGCGCTCCTAATACTCCAGATTCGATTACAGTTAATACTACGTTAAATTTCGCTTCTATTACAGATGCTGCTTGTAAGTCAGGTACTACAGTTTCATTTATATACTGTGTATACTTTGTTTGATACATAGTATCTACCGCAGTATTTGTTAAAATATAGTCTACTACTAAATCTCTTACAAATTCAATACTAGCAACAGTTTGTACTTTTTGTCTACTAATTGCATTCCTAGAACTAATATTTGAGTAGTATCGAATGCCAGCCCATCGAGATAAGTAATTAGCATTGTTTCCAGATAACGAGTCTAATGATACACTTTCTAAAATTAATTCTATATCTCTCTGACATAGCTCAATATCGTAATTGTCAGAAAAACTTGGATAAGTAGATTTTATAAATCCAATAACTTCATTCACAATAAACACTTTATTTTTTAAAATAAGTGTTCTAGAATTATTACGACCGGAAATTGGGGAGCTCATTCCTGATGTAATAATAGTCGAATTATTGCTATTATTACCATATGTAATTGTTTGTATATAAGGGCCGGGCTCGTATGGAGTTGCTAGTATAAGTTCTTCTGCTTTTCTAGCAGCAGCGTTTATTGTTCGATATGCATAGCCGGGTGATCTTCCTTCTCTACCTATAGGAGTTGACAGTTGACGATCGTCTCCGGATGTGTTTACAAATAGATTAACATTGCTAGTTACTGCAGCATTGTCAACATATAATTTAGTAGCTGCTTGCAAATCAGTAGCATCGTTAGGAGTTCCTGTGCCGGACAAATCGCCAGGATGATCTGATAAGTACAATGGTCCTTCCATTGTATCTCCTTGGCGCCGTACAACTGCATATCTTGGAAGTACAGAATTAGATAACCAGTTTCCTAATAGCGACGGATCGTAGTACAAGTCTGTTAACGTAAATTCTCCAGTTCCGCCAGTTAATAATATTCTATTAACATTATTAATAGCATCTTCTGCAGAAGAATATAATCCAATATTGTTTTCATCTTGTATACGTATATAATATATTTCACCTGAAACTACACCTGCAGGATCTGAACCTGATGAGTTAAAAATGTAAGCTCCGCCGGTATATTCAGAAGTTAATCCATGATCTTGAATGTATAAATATCCAGATGAAATTGTAGATGTAGTTAAAATATAATTACTAGTATCTTGAGGTTCATCACCTATCCTAATTCCACTTCCTGAAATTTGTTTTTTTTGATATGTTTGATCTGCATACCCTTTGTTAATAACTAATGCATCTAACGTGAAATCAGTATTATGAACATTGTTAAACAAGTCAATAGCATCAGATGATACTTCTACATTTGCAATAGCATACGAATTTGCATTAAGTGGGCTTGATAATTCTGCTTTCGGGTCGTTACTTAATTTTGATGAAAGTTGACGTACTATTAATTTTCCATCAACTGTAAAATCAAAACCAATAGTATCGGCTGTATTATCTAATGCGCTGTTACTTGCTAGTTCTAAGAAAGTTAATCCTGACCCGTCTGATTTTACAATAACTGCTTTATTTTCATTATTATTATATGCATCAGGAACATCGCCTAAATCAGTAAATGATATCTGGCCTCCTATACCAAAAACAGCATACAATTCGTTAAAATTTTCATTTACTTTTCTAAATGATTCTCGTATACTATCTCCGGTACCGTCATTACCTTCAACACCGATATCAATTTCTTGTTTTGCCATTATTTTGCTCCATTAAAATCTGTATATTTATTAGAAATATGTTTAATATATTTATCTGGGATGCGTACTTGCTGCATTCTGCAAATACTAGCAAAAATAATGTATAGTAGTTATATTATGAAAAGAGATAGGCGTACTTGCACTATCTCTTAATAAAGAAAGGTATTTAAAATTATTTTTTATGCAGCAGTACCTGTATCTGTTTTAGATACAGATTTAGTCTTTGATGCTGTTTTAGACTTAGATGTTGCTCTAGGTTTAGATTTTGCTCTGGGTTTGGGTTTAGGTTTTTCTACAATATTTGGGACTAATTTTTCTATAAATTGTATTTTTTCTTTTTTCCACATAGTCCATAAGCTATAACCTATACCAAAGTATGCAACATACTGGGTAAACTCTTGAACAATTAAAAATGCAACACATGCTGACAATAATATTAATCCGTCTAATGTAGTGCGTTCTTTAGATCGTTCAATAATCCAATTTTTCATATTAATTAATGTTTGTTTCATTATTACTCCTTGCTGATGTTATAATCGTATTTAGTTCTCATTATTTAAATGGATTTGTCGAATTATAAGAAAGCAATTCTTTTATGTTAATCCGTTTTGCCTTTGATCCAGATTGCTGTGTTATTATGTTTGGAAATTCGTCTTTAGACTTAACTCTATTGTTAGCTGGCAAACGTAGTATTATTGGCATTTTAGATATATTTGATTTTTTAATCATAGTAGCTCTTGCTCGTCCTTCATGATCATAAACTTTGCCATCTATAGTTATATCTAAAGTAGGTAACCAATCGCTTGTAAATTTTTCATTATCAAATTGCCCGTACTGTAATGCACGGTCTGATGCTTGTCCGTTGCTATCGTCTGCAAGAAATAAAAAGTCATCTGGAGATATTTCAGCAACCGCAGCCCTAGATCGATCATCTGGATAGACGTTATTCTTAATCTCTTTTTTCCATTGCTGATCTGAAATATAGATTCGATTAGTTATTTCTACAATCTTCATTTATGATCCAGATTTTGCAGTTGCAGTAGAAGTATTGTTAGCAACAGTTGTATTCATAGAGGAAACATATTTGTTATACTTATTAGTTCGATCGTCTAACCCATTTAAGCTACTGTTAATACGTTTAGTTACTTGTTTAATATCTGTAAAATCAGTTACATGTGGTCTTACTCTTTTTTTCCAATACATTATAGCAACTTTTGCAGCAGTTTCAGGTTCAGATAATTTATTTGCATTTGTCCAAGTACTAGTAAAATCGTCACCTAACAATTTACCCATCCAATTATAGTTCCATCTACCAGTAAGTTGAAAATAACCTCTACCGATAAATCGTTTTGCATCATTTAAATTTTTATTACCTAAACTTTTATTTTTTAAATAACTTTTAATCCTAGGATTAGTTTCAACCATTCTAGTAAAATTTTGGCATTCGTGTGCTGCTTGTGCCATAAATGCTGCTAATTCTGTTCCTTTGATTCCAGCTTTTTTCGCAGCATCTAACAATGTTTTTTCACTGGGCTGCTTAGTTAATAATTTAACAGTAGCTGCTTGTTTAGTAGTCTTTACTGTTTTAGGCTGATCTGCATTTGATTTAGGTGTACTTTTAGACACTGAGTCTATCTTGGGAGATTTTTCTTGAGATGTTGGATTTCTAATTTTATCCAATTCTTCTTGCGAATAAGTTTGATAAGTAGGGTCTTTAGTAAAGTCTGGATGATTATAGTCTTTAACTTTCATTAACCCAGCACCTGCTCCTGCAGTAACTGCTGCACCAATCCCTAAACTTGCTGCTAAATCCTTCCAACCTTCGTTAATCATGTCGTCAGTTATTTCTATCATTTTCATATTGGTATTCCGTTATGTTTGCCGTATACTATACATTTTTTTCTCTATTCGACTTAATGCTTCGCGTTGTACTCGTAATTGTGCTTCAAGTGCTTGAACATATCGTTGAGTAGGTATTTTTTGAATAACTCCATTTTCTCCTAGTAGCTCAAAATGGTCTACTCCTTGCCCTTTTAACCCACCTGCAACTCTGTTAGGATTTTTAGTATCAGTGGAAGACTGCTGGTGTTTTTTTCCATACATTGTATTTAAATAATTCATTGTAATTCCTGTTTTTTATCTAAAAGTTGTTTGAGATTATCTCGATAATTTAATAATAACTTGCCGACTAACTTATAAAATCGTTTAAATATTTTATATTCTGAATAATTAGTCTTATCAAAATAAGAAGCATAGTTTGCCATTATGCTACTATAATATTCTTCTTTCATAAAGTTGCCATTTTTAATAAAGATTGATAACCGTTTAAGGTAAAATTTTATATCTTCAATACTAGCATAATTAATATTATCTTCAATTAATTCATGTAAGATGTATAATACTGCTTCGTTTGCATATGCTGATATTTCTTGTGGACTAGACAAATATAATTTTAAATCATTTTTGTCCCTTTTACCAGACATAATTGAATCTATTGCTTTATTAAAGATTTGCTGATCATTAGTTAAATATGATCGATATTCTTTTGATTGTTTATTCTGTTTTAAATCTTGTTGCATATGTACTAATTCATGTATAAAAACATAAATTAGTTTTGCAACAGAATTACTTATTTTGTAAATAGGACTTTTAAATTTAATAGATTTAATAGTTTTGTATGCACGTTGGATGTTATGAATTGTATTAGTTTCATCAAAATCATTTTGATTAAATAATTCTTGTGTAATACTATTTTTTAAATTTTCCAAAATAGCATCAAGTAAATCTATATTTAATAAAATTTCAGTGTTTGACGCTTGGCCAGGTACTGTTAAATTTTTTGAAAATTGAATCTCTAATGTATCTGCTAATTCCATATTTAATATATGTTTTGTAAAATATCTAAACTTTTTTATAATATTATTTTTTAAAATCCGTAGTAAAGTTTTATCTAAAAATAAATAAAAATCATCATAAGATATTAATTTTTGATTACTATATTGTTGATAGAATATCTCACCAATAGAAGCAACAGTATCATGCAACGCATTGTCAACTAGTGATAACAATTCATCTCTATAATTGCTATATGAAATTACTTCATGTAGTTTCATAATATAATACACTCCGATATACGATCAATTAAACTAGCTCTATATTGTGTTAATTGTTGATATACAATTTTATCGCTGTGATTCATAAATCCCTCTCTTTGTTAAAATGTGTTGCTAATGATTGGTCAATATAATTGTACGGTTCTTCTCTAGCTGCTGCACGTTTTAAATAACGGTTCTCAGGGTCTATTTTACTAGTATGTGATAGCATTGCGCTATGTGTTCCAACTTTAGTAGCACCTACTTTAAATATTTTATCTTCAACAAAACTAACGTACTTAACCTGAGAGTTATTTTCAATAAACTTATTAATTACATCGCCTAAAATTTTGATACATTGCGAATATGCAGCAGTGTCAAATGGCATTTTTTGTTTACCAGTACCGTAATATTTTTTCCAGTCTGCTGTGAATAAGCCGCCAGACTGTTGTGTGTCATCTGTGAATAATCCGGGATTATCATATTGTGGGAAATCCCCCCATAAACTACTAGGAACAATTCCTAATGGTTCAGACACTGTTACAAAATAAACCGGATATTTATTATCGTTTATAATTCTGTTATAGCTTTTGTATATTCCACGAGCAGCATTTGCCCATGGTTTAGTTTTACCACAAGGTACAAATGCTACCATTTTATATTTAGAGGGAACTTCATACTTAACAATTTCTCGATGCCAGTTAGCAATCTCAGGATGCTTAAATAATGCAAGTGTTTCGCCAGGAGTGTATGCTGTGAGCTCAGGATTAAGCAATGGATTACTAGCTAGACTACGTTGTACCAACCATTTTCTAAATTGCGGCCACATTTCTTTTGAAATATATTTAGGAGAACCTAATTGATCTATTTCTGTTTGAGTGAGGTTGGCAAATGCGTTTTGTTTTTCTTCTGAACTGATATTAGTCGGTGGGGCAATACTTTTGATAGATATTTTTCCTGCTTCCTGTATAAATTCACTTGCTTTCATAATATAATTCACTCCGATATACGATCAATTAAACTAGCTCTATATTGTGTTAATTGTTGATATACAATTTTAATGAATCGTTTATAGATAGCAAACTCTTTTTTATTTGCAGGTTTATAGAAAAAATCTCGATACGTTTGAATAATCTGATAACTTGTTGTATTATTTGACAAGCCTAATATTGCTTGATCCAACTTAAATAAAACATCACGTACAGAATCTTTGTTTTCAAGTGAAGAATCTAATACAGTACCTAAAATCTCTAAAATAATCCCATAAGCAGATTCTTGTGCATACGCAGCTATTTCTTGAGGACTAGCATAATATAATTTAAATTTGTAATCAGTGTCTTTGTTTTTCATTAGTTCCGCAAACTTTTTCTTATCCTTCATTAAGTAGGATCTGTACTCAAGTGCGTCTACGTTTTTTTGATAATGCAGTTGTCTTGAAATTTGGATAAAATGTCCAATTTCATGGATAAGAGTTGTTACAAAAGGAATTGTCACGTCTCGATATTCTCTAAACATAAAATTCCAAGTATTAAACATTTTTTTCAATACCGAAATCGCTTCACCTACTGTTGGAATGTATGCATCTTCATCTTCTTCTTCTTCTTCATCATCATCGTAGTTAAACCCTAGACTATCTAGTTCTAACACATCTGTTAACATCATATGCATAGAGTCTATCACAACAGACACCATATCCATTATTAAGCTAATATTAACGACTATATATTCATTTCCAACAGCTTTTGCTTGAATTGACGGTCCTAACGCATCAAACCGAACTCTAACTAATGTTTTTTCATATATTCTATTAGACATTGCATCTAACATTGTAGAAAAAAGTGAGTCTGGATCGTTAAAGTTAAGTTCTGATCTCATGCTTATAGGGGGTTCTAATAACTCGTCAGTAGGATCGTCTTCCTCTAATCGATTAACCAATGCTCGAAGCGTATCGTCCATTGCTTGTAAAATTGCTGCTTTAAGTTTAACTTGCAGCTCTCTATGATCTACTGCTTCGATTATTACATCTTTTATTTTCATTTTAGTCCTCAGTATTGAAAAAATCTAAACTTAATACATTGCAATATATTGTTTTCTTTCCTTGAAGATAACTAGCGACAATTCTATGGTTGCCATCAGCTGCATAGTATATTTCATTAGCAAGATATAGCAAAGGCGGTTCAAAAGAATCGCCTTTATTTTTCACGATATTTTTAATATGCTCGGAGCTTAGTTTTTCTTCAATACACTTAATAGATTTAATTGGCACTTCCATTCGTGTTCCATATAACATATTCCTTTGTACAAATGGAACGTCAGGATACATATATTCATACACTTCGTCGATTATATCCATTGTATCTGAAACAATTTTACCTTTTGCAACTGGCAATGGATTGATAAAATCATATATTGGCTTTTTTTGCTTATTTTCTGCAATATAAGATTGCACTACTCCATGTATAATTTCACTTAAATGCATTAAATATTTCCTATATTTTTAGTACAATGTATTGCACGTTTATTGTAGATAGAAATATTTATGCAAAATTGGTTACATCAACTGATCTTTAAACTTATTATAAAGTTCAGTTGTTGCAAGATTTTTATTTTTTGATTCGCACATAATATCGGCAGTATTTGAAAAGGACAATGCCCATTCATTTACTGTATGATTTGGGTAATTATCACTATGCGCTCGTAACTTTTGTCGTTTACATCCAGACTCTTTCAACAGTTGCATATTTGGAAAGTCATTTTCAATATGACCAACAAATTCGTGTCTACTATAACTATAATGAATTACCGGTCTTACTCCGTTCCACGAATCTATAATACGTAGATATCGACTGTCATTTGGTTTGATATATTCTCCAGTGTTAACAAAATGATGATGAATATCTAATACTAATGCACAATCATTAGCTAGTTCTAAACTAGCATCGATACCCCATTTATTTTCGTCATTTTCAATAGTTATACAATTCCTTGCTTCAGACGATAGTCTAGGTAATACTTGTTTAATACCATCAGGCCCACGTTTACCTGAAATATGAACATTAATTTTAAAATCTTGAAATTGTTTTCCATATCCCATCCATCGAGCAATGTCGGTGTGATATTCAAATTCTTTAATTGAATTTTCAACAATAGCATCATTATCGCTTGCTAAAACAGTAAATTGACCTGGATGCATTGATAATCTAATATCATTATCTCTTGCAATTTTTCCAATTTTTGATAATTCAGATTCGCATAGAGATCTAACATCTGATTGTTTCCAAAACGGTTGAAACTGCTCATGAGTGTATAATGGAAGACAATCACTTCCTATACGATACATTCTTAAACTTTGATCTAATTTTGAAACATATTCAATTGCATTTTTTAATGCAAGTAAGTTATGCTGTGTTAAGTACCATAACCGTTCATTTACACCATATGCTGTTTGTTCAGATAACCATTTAACTGTTGTAGATTTAAAATTTAAATTAGGTACAGCAACTACTTTATTTTTTACTTTTTCTGATATTTTACAAGCAAACCCTAGACGTTTGATATTTTGATTAAACATGATTATTTTTTCCAAGTTAGTGAATTGCGCTTGATTGATGTTAAGCATAGAGGTAATGTGTACTATACAACATAGTGTACATTATACTGTAGTTTTTATTGATTTGTCAATAGTTTTTGTAAGTTCGATTTAACCGTTGAATTGCTGCATAAATATATGTATCAATTTGATTACATTATATACATTAGTACGATCCCCAATTAGATTCTTCTTCGTCGTGTGCTAATTGTGCTTTAGTGGGTTGTATTGGTGAATATTTGTTATCTACTAATTTTCTATTTTTAATGATAGAAGTTTTAAAGAAAAGTGCTTGAATCGGTTCATTATGATGTATGATTCCAGTATTATCAATAAAACCATCTATTCCAAGATGTTTTGTGAATAATACAGTTAGTGCAGATGGAATTGACTTTGGTGTTGGTAAATAAGGAATATGCTGAACTGCGTAACAAAACGCCCAAAATCTACCACCTGGTAACTTTGATCTTAACGCTGTTTTAAAGACTTTTTGTTTCAACTCGTTTATATATTCTACTAAAAATGATGTATCAACATCTTCGATACTAATTTCATAGTCAATTTCTTTCATTTGTGCAAGGTATTGAGTAATCCAAGAATAGATAATACGTTCTTCTATGACTTTGTAGTAATGAGAAACTTGTTCTTCGGATATTGATGGCAAATCGATAATATTTCCAGAAACTGAAAACAAATTAGCATACGGAGATGTTCCTGCAAATGGTAAAAAATAAGCAGATTTGCCATCTTTCATAATGTTATATACATATTCAAGTGGATATGCGTATATTCCAACTGGAGTGTTGTATGATGTTTGAGGATTGATTCCTAACTTCTCAATGTTTGTAAATGAAATAAACGCATTTTTAATAGTCGAGTTAGGCAATGTACCTGCTTTTTCTAAGTAATCTTTAATATGCTGATTAATAGATATTTTTGGATTTAATATCGAATGTTTTCGTGCTTCTAAGATATCTTTTACTTTCATTACAGTATTTAGTTAAATCCAATTATCAATTACCCATTGATCTTTACAATTGTGAGGATTTGGATCTCCATGAAACACTGCAATAGAAGTTTCTTTTTTTATTATAGGATCTCCGTTTTTTATAAAATCACGTTTTCCTTTAATTCCTTTTTCTAACGGAGATTTGTTACGCATTTCCCATTTATAACTTTGTATCCATTCATCGGGCCAAAATTCATAATTCTTTTTAATTGAATATCTAATCCAATCTTGATCACCTAAAAATCGATTCATTACATTTTTAGGATTTTTCATAAATTCAGTATAAACGTAACTATGCTGTCCTGTTTCTAATCTAAATACACTTGAATTAAACTTCTCATAATTTCTAATCACACATCGATTAAAGTCTCGGATAATTAAAAATTCATAAGGATTATATGTAAACAAGTAATTTATATTTTTAAATATAATTAGATCTAAATCTAAAAAGAGAATAGTACCTTTTAATACATTATTGGGATTAAACATTAGAGTTTTAAACCACCAACCTGTAATATCATATTCTAATGATAGTGGTTCAACTCTAATGTTCTTATTAATTTTAAAGTCGTTGTCAGTAAAACATACAAATTCATGATCCAATGTTAAATTACGTTGGATCATGTTATATAATTTGTTTACATACGTTGAGCTATATTTCTCTCCATACTTTAGGCAAACTACATATCTTTTTCCCATGTTTTACCCATATCTGCAATGACTTTTTTTAGTTTCCCATAATTCTACTGCAGATACAGTTGCTATATTACCGATTTTTGATTGTGCATAATCTTTTAAAAATTTACAAATGTTTTCACTTGTAGGACAAAAATCAACAATAACAAAACTATCACGGTGTAATTGTAAATTTTCATCATCTACCGGAAATTCAGCTCCTAAATGAATAATCTTATTTTTAAGAAAGTTTTCTTTAATTGCAATATCATACGGACTTACTGTAGTAATTATCATACAATTTGGATCATTAATATCAACCATAAATTTATGATCTAATATTTCATCTAAAAACTGTTTCATAAAGTTTAAATTTTTGAAATCAGTTACCATAAACGACTGGTCTAATTCAGATGATGATAACTCAATTTTTACTTCGTATGAATGTCCATGTAAATGTTTACATGCACAATCTGTTGTTATACTTAAATCCTCATGCTCCAACTTTTGAGACCATACACGATGTCCCATTTCAAAATTAAATGTCTTATCAATTGACCAAATCGGCTTTTGTTCCTGTGGTTCAACGTCAGGAGTAACTGGAATATCTTCTACTACTGGCAATTCTACTACTTTTTTTGATTTTTTAAAAAAACTAAACATGATTTATCCTATATTTAAAGTTTAAATTAATCATTACTAAATGATTTACGAATATTTTTTATTTCAGTATATATTTTGGTAATATTTTTCGACGCAGATGTTAGTATCTTATAAACTTTTAACGTATGAAACAGCGTCCAAGTACACCATATTACTGAAAACAAGGCTGTAGACAATATAAATTTGTCATGTAATGTAAATACGTAAAGCCCAACAAAGCATAGTATAACTACAATGTTACTAATAACTACATATTTTTGCCATGTGTGTAATTTTTTGAGCATAGTATTACTATTTATTAAATAGTAATGTTAAGTGCGTCTTTAAGTAAAATTTCTTCAAAAGTAAATGTTCCATATTCTATAATTTTAGAGTGCAAATCTGCAGATTTAGCATTCAACTTAGCAATTTCTTCCTCAGTTAACGACTTCATTGGGAGAGATAAGAATTTTTGAATATACGGTGTTAACAGTTGATTATATTTTTCTGCTTGTAAAATAACATCTTGCTCTTTTTTATTGCGTAGCTCAATTTTACCATTAACTACTCCTGATATAAAAATAGACTTTGCTGTAATATAATCTAAATCAACTTGCATTTGTTGTAGTACATGTTGCTTTCTTAAATTATTAAATTCAATCCGTTTTTCATACCATGCATTTAATAACTCATCAATTGAATTAAATATAATTATTTTATTATCTTCATCTATACAAGTAAAGTTTTCTGTTATTTTTTTTACTAATTTAAGTTTATTAAGAATCCACTCATCGTCTCGTTCGCTAAACTGTCTATCTACTAGAATTTCAAATAAAAATTCGTCGTTATCTGACAAGTCGTCGTAATCTTTAATGTCTTTATCATCAACTAATTTATCCAAAACTGCTTGATATTGTTTTAATGTATATCCAATTGGAAGGGCATCAATTACTAATCTGTGTTTTAACTTTCGATAAAAATTTCCTTTAATAATCCATTGTGTATCTAACTCTCCTGATTCAACAGTACACTTCATTCCATTCCAATGTGGTGTTAAATTAACTTTAGGTTTTCTAATTTTTGTTCGTTGCTTAACCCACTTTAAGATTTGTTTTGGATCTCTTGGCAGAATTTTCTGTGCAAATCCAATTGACACACCTTCCGATCCATTAATTGCAATTAATGGTAATACAGGAACGTAGAATCTAGGTTCAATAGATTCATTTTCAAATAATTGATGATTTAATATTTCATAATCGTCTTTAATAAATATTGATTTAAGAATGGGATTCATTCTTGCAAAAATGTAACGTGTAGCTGAAGCATCTGGAATAAACGTACTACCAAAATTACCATCGCCTTCTAATAAAGGTAAATTATTACCCGAACCTACGTAATCCGCAGTCATATTTACAATAGTACTTTCCAGAGAACCATGCAAGTATTGTGCATAGTCTTGAACTTTAGGACCTAAATTTGATACTTTTACAAATTTATCAATATTTTGTCTAATAACAGTGTGAAGTATTTTACGAGAAGCATTTTTTTGCCCATCAATATAACTTCCTAATTTACGAACATTATCATAAACTGAAAATGAAATATATTCATCTTTGAAAAAGTCTTCCAATGGTAATGTATGTGTATTCATTGTTTTCCTATATGTGCATTATATTAAATGGAGCTGCTTGTAAAATTTGATCTTTTCTAAATGTTGTTGTACTTCCAGAAAACCATTGATTAAACAGTTCTGTATCTGTAATTGAAACTGTAGGTAACATACTTGCTAAAGTATCAATTGCAATAATATCTTTTAAATCTCTTTCACTCCATGAACCTAATCCTTTTTGATATTGTATATCTAATTTGTTATCTAACTTTGACACGTCGCTAAATGTATATGCCCACTCTTTAACTTTGTTATTCTTTTTTCCAATAGCAATCGGAGTTCTTAGAATTTTAAGGAGTCCGTTATTTAAATGGTCTGGAAAAAACTTAAACATAAATAACGCCACTAAACCTCTAATTCTAGAGCCGTCTGCATCTGCATCAGTTGCGATACAAATTTCTGCTTCTGGGAAAGTAGTTATAATAGCATACAACTCAGATAGTTCTTTGTTAGCCATAAACTTTTGATGGGACACTTCTAGAACGTTTAGTGGAACTCCTTTCAACGCATAAAATGCGTTACCTTTCCTACCGAGACACTTAATAAGACCGCCCGAAGCTGAGTCACCTTCAACAATTAGTATACGTTTTGTGCCACCAATTGCAGGAAAGTATTTATCAGACGCTATTTTCTTTTTCTTTTCTAGCTTATTAAGATCTTTTTTAGCAGCTAATTCTTCCTGTAGCCTAGTGTACGCACAAATTTCATCAATTAATTCTTCATTAGTTAAAAGCTTTTTTACTATCTTCGTTACATCAAACTCGCCAATCGCATCTCGACACTCTGTAGCGGAATTTGTAATTCGTTCTTTTGTTTGTGAATCAAATTTTAATGCAGGGAAATTATTAATAATTGCATGAACTCTTAAATGTTGTTTCAATCTAGCAGCAGTAATATCAACTTTCTTTTTCTTTTTTAATACTTCCCTAAATTCGGAAATAACAGCATTTGTAAAGTAGTCAATGTGTGTACCTGCTTTAATGCCTAATCCATTAACTACTGAATATGTTTGAAATGCTCCATCTGATTTTGTAATACCAAACAATGCTTTTTCTGTTTGAAACTGATCGCATTTTCCAAAAAAGTCTTCAAATTTTACTTTAACTACTTGGTTATTAAATTTGAATTTAATTGTATCAAACGCTAATGCTAACGATTTTACACGTTCTTCGATCATTTTAACATGATCTTGATCTATATTTGTAATACCAAAAAAACTATAATCTGGTTTAAATTTAACAGTTGTACCTTTATGCGACGATGCTTTAGTGTTAACTGTCTTAATTTGACCTCGTGAACCAACTAATTGAACTTCTGTAGTACCATCAGAAGATGTTGCATGAAACATTTCCGTTGTTACAAATGTAATCATTGATCCTACGCCATTCATACCAATTGATTCTCGATTAGAATCATCAAAATTTGATCCTGCTCTTGCCCTAGTAAATGCTGCAACCATTTGGTATTCTAAACCGTCTGGAGTTTCAATTTTATTGCTGGGGATCCCCCTTCCATTGTCAGATACTGTAACTATGCCATAATTATCTATAGTAATATCAATTTTATTAGCATATTTGCGATTAGTTCTTACATGTTCGTCTACCGAATTATCTATAATTTCATTAATAATCTTTAGTAATCCCCCAACAATATTTACTTTTGTAAATTCAGCATCTGCAAACACTGTTTCTTCTTGAGAAACTTGACTTCCTCCATACATAGAAAATCTCTTTCTAATATGGGAAGCGTCACTTAAAATTTTAAAATCATTATTCATGTAATTTCCTTGATAAGAAGTTAGAGTGAACTATGTTGTTCTGTATGTTCACTATCGTTATTAGTTGATTTCATTTTTTTGTAATAGATAATGCAGAAAGAACATTTTCGGTCACTTCCCTCAAGTCTATTAATTAACTCACTAAGGGACGGGTAGTCTTCTTCTGATATATTTCTACATGTACATGCTATCATTTATTCAGGTTTTTTAAACATTGCGGAATTTTTGCAGGTAACAGTGCTATAACTAATTGTGCTAATTCCTTCGTTCTTTTCACAAACAGAAGTAGCCCATTCAATATCTTTAATAGTAATTTCATTATTTGAAATGGTCATTCCAACCATTACTGCTAAACTACAAATTATAATAATAGCAAGTATAATATCAGTCATTAATTTCACCTTTTATTTTTTATTAAAACATATATGTATATATTATATAGCATTTTTTTACTTCTGTCAAGCTAAATAGTTAATACTATACAGGAGTACAAATGTTATCACTAAAACAACTATTAATAGAAAAAATTATATTAAGTAATGAAATTTTTTCTAAAATCGAACGAGCAGTAGACAAATGGTTTAATATAGTTAGTAATGGTCAATTAAGTGTTCAGTACGATCGGCGAGATCGAATTAAAGAAGAAAAAGGGAAACTTGAAATCCTACGCAAAACCCTTCATCCTACTATTAACAAAGTATTAAAAGATAATTTAAATTTCATAAAAGATCAACACTATTTAGGTCATAAGTTACGACTAGTTATTAATACTAATACATTTGCAGACGATGTTTCAGTTTCTGGGTGGTTTTCAAAAAAACCTTTCAAATTGAGCAAATCACCGCACAGTTTAGACTACTTTCTAGTATGTGAGCTATATCTCGAGGTTCCACAAAAAGTTAACAAGAATACTACCCGTGATGAATTAATATCAGTAATTTCACACGAACTAACTCATTTGATTCAATTAGCTCGAACTAAAAACAAAGACCACCAAATAACTGCTAAACCTAGTAATCTAAAAAATTCTGACAACGACACTAACTACTTAGCATTAAGATATGAAATTGATGCATTTGCACAATCTGTTGCTTCTGATATCATTTTACATGCAAAACAGTTTGACGATCCTTATCAAACTGTTCAAAATCAATTAACTGCTGTGAAACATGGTTTAGACAGCCTATTTGGTAAAAAAATAATCCCTAGTGATAGCTATCATACATACAAGAAAAAGTTTTCAAATATTAAAGATGATCGTAACCGTACTGCTGTTTGGAAAATATTTAACAAAAAATTGTACGAAAAATTAGTTAATTGGTTAGAACATAATTAGCTCGAGTGAATTACTTTGTTATATTCGTCACGCATTTGTTCAAATTTTAAATGCTGCTGACATACTGATTTTAAATATTCATGTGCTGATTCAACTGCTACATCAATTGTTAAATAGCCTGACATGGAAAAATTATTAAACTCGAAAAAAAATTTAATTTCTCGATTAATACATACACCTAATTTAAAATTATGTATATTATCGTCATATTTGTTTAATAGTGCTATCAATTGATTAATTTGTTGTTCCTTAGATTTCATTCTATATTATTCCCAGTATTTTCTATTATCTAAATTAGTCCAGTACGTTTCATTATTGCGATTTATGAAATTTTTAATAAGATATATAGTCATTCCAAGATATCCCATTTTCTTAAATCGTCTGCTATCCTGTCCAAAATAGTGGTTGAGAATTTTGAATTTCTTAGGATTATACATTCTTGATAGAAAAAAATCTTCACTAGTAGAATATTTTGCAGGAAAGCCGCCTAAGTTATCAAAGATTGTTTTTCTAGTAAGCATAAACGCTCCTACAGCAAATGGGACTTTATATTTCATAATATTATTAATAACATTGAAAATTTTAAATCCTATAATAGTTCTAAAATCATTATCATAACATTTAATGTTTAATCCGACTAAATCTAAATTTTTAGTTTCTAGTGCTTGTACTGCATCGTATATTGTATTAGAGTTAAAGAAAATAACATCAGCATCTATAAAAAGTATATAAGGAGTTTTAACTAATGCTGCACCATTATTCTTAGCAATTGATACAGGACCACCTTGAATTACTTCAACCCGTAAATCACCTTTATATTTTTTAATTATTTCTCTAGTATTATCCGTCGAAGCATCGGCAATAATAATACGAACTCCTTCTATTTCTTTTTGTTTTTTTAAACTATTTAAAAGATTGTGAATATAATCTCTTTCATTTTTACACGGTACAACAATTGTTATTTTATTTGCTAGAGTCATAGTAAATTTCCCAAGTGCCATCTGTATGTTCAAGTAAGGCTGTGGCACTTTCAACCCAATCTCCGTCGTTCATATATAATACACCATTAATTTTTTTAATTTCTGCATGATGTATATGTCCACAAATTATTCCATTATAATTGTTCTCAATGCAATAATCTGCAATATAATTTTCATACTTATTGATAAAATTAACAGCTTGCTTAGTATTATCTTTAAGCCATTTGCTTAAACTCCAATACTTTAATCCTAAAAGTTTTCTAATCGAATTAAAATGAATATTCACCCATATTAGTAATTCATACAACGTATCGCCTAAGTGCATCATCCACTTATACTTATCTATCATTAATTTATCAAATATATCTCCATGAACTACAAGGTATCTTTTATTATCAACACCTGTATAGTCGTAGCTGTTTATAATTTGAATACTTCCTATGTTAATGTCGTAGTTTAAAAATTTACGAATTCCCTCGTCATGATTTCCGATAATATAATAAACATTAGTACCTTTTTTTGCTAATGTTAATATACGTCGAATAACATTAGCATGCGATTGTGGAAAGAACCATTTTTTTCGTAATTTCCACCCGTCAATTATATCACCTACTAGAAATAAATTATCAGATGTATTATTTTTCAAAAAAAGACACAAAGCATCAGCTTGACAACCCCGTGTTCCTAAATGAACATCTGAAATAAAAATACTTTTATAATGTTTCATAATTATTTTTAAATCTTTTCGCCTATTTCAAAACCTCTAAATGTTTTAAATCTTGGAAATCGTAGCGAGTATGTACTATCTTGATTTTGAGTTATTGCATCTGCACGAACTTCCACCATATGCCCTATAACATTAGTGTTCCATATATCATTTCTCTGTTCATCTGTAAATCCAGATCCAACATTAACTTTAATGATTTTCCCGCTATCAATCCCTTCACATACTAACGCCCCTAATCTTCCTATATTTTTACCTGTTCCTTCCTCAACAGAAATAACATTTAATGTAACTTCGATAAATGGTTTTATTTTTAGCCACGAATGTGTTCTTTTACATTCATACGGTGCATCAGGATCTTTTACCATAATACCTTCGTATCCTAACTCGATTGCTGATTGATTAATTTCTTTAAATCTATCACTTCCATTAGGTGTATCTAAATCTACTTCTTCATTTCCAACTATTCGAATAATTTCATCATTAAACAATTTTGATAATCTCGATAAGTTAGTTGACCTATCTTTTTGAGGAACTAATGACTTTCCATTTTTAAAATCTTTCAAACTAATTACATCAAACAGATATAGTACTGCATCATTTGTTTGAACATTTGTTTTTCGATGTACTTGTTTCATTAGATCTTGAAAGGTTGAACTCATCACTTCTCCATCAAACACAGTGTCTTCTGTTAGCTGTGAAGAAATATGATTTTTAAACCATTTTGCTATTCTAGGAAAGTTTTGTAATTCTTTACCATTTCGGCTATACATTGTTACAATGCCGTTTGTCCTGACAACAGTTATAACCCTAACGCCATCTAATTTAACTTCGATTAGTTTATTGCCACTTAGTTTTTTTTCGTGATTAGCACCGTCATGTGCTAATTGACATGAAAATACAGGTATTGAATATTTTGGGTACGTTTTAGTTACTTTATTAACTGTTTTTACACTAACTCCACATTTTAAATCTTTAGTTAAAATGCGTCTGTACCACATATTCCATTCTACTGTAGTTGCAACATCCATGCACAATTTAATTGCATCACGAGCAGCATATCCTGTTAATTCTCTATTATTTAACTTGTTTGCTAAATCTTCAAATACATTCCATGCTAATCCCTGCCCATTAACTGTTGACTCTGGTACTTGTTTGATCCCAAACGTGAATAATGGATCCAAGCACATTTTTAAACCTGAAAAAAATGTATCCACATTCTCATTCATTGCAAGTGTTAAAATAGATTCTTTTGCAAGTCTAGAATTATTTGATTCTAAATTTTTAATTATTTCGTGTGGCAAAGTATGCATAGTAGCGATCCTATAAATAGTAGTGTGATGTATGTAAGGCTATAGTTAATTGATATTTAATTCTTGTTGTAGTGATTCGATTCGTTCAGCGGCAAGAATTAATAGCATCGACAACGATTCGTTGTTTGAATAATTAACTGACATTATTAAAAGTGTATTTACAAGTTCGGTATTTGTCATATTATGAAAGAAATTAAAGAATTATATAATCATTTAAAAAATTCAGCAAAAAAAAGAAATATTCCATTTTCGCTAACATTAACAGATCTAAATAACTTATCATTTCCGTTAACGTGTCCAGTGTTAGGTATAAAATTACAATGGAATACTGGAAATCCAAAAGATAATTCGTATTCCATTGATCGAATTGATTCTACTAAAGGGTATGAAATTGACAATATTATTGTCATTAGCTATAGAGCTAACAAATTAAAAAATAATGCAACATTAAATGAATTAAATCTAATAGCTGGATTTTACAACTCTTTAATGTGATTATTAATGTAATTTATCCAATGCCCTTTAACATCAACAAAATCGTGTGGATTGTAAAAAAATCGAGTATATTTAACATTTGATTCTTCTTCAACCCACTCTTTAATAGCAAATACTTGGTTAATGTTTATTAAATATTGGCTAATATGTACAAAGTTCACGCACGTGTTGCCTGTCTTTTACGAAGTTCTTTATTAATTTTAACTTGATCCTTTTTTCTACCTTTAAAGTTAAGAAGTTTTTCAGTTGACATACCTTCTACTGAAACTTTTGAACCTTTAGAACCTATTTTCATCATATTTCTCCAATTAAAATTTTTGAATTGTTACAATTCTACCAATAATGAACCCTAATATAAAAGAAATTAGCATCCACCCTATAAATAATTCCATTGTTTAATGCCCGTAGTTAAACCCGTATAAATATGATTTTCCACTTTTACATCTCATTTGACTGTCAAAAAACCCACAGCAACCTTCATTTTTTATTTTTGTGTATTGTTTATGTCCATTATATGTATTAGGAAAAATCCTAAAATTATCTTCATATTCAGTATCTAGCATTGCTATAGATAATGCAACTAAAATTTCTAAACGATCTTCCATAGGAATTTCTTGCATCATTTCATCATCTAACAAATACCCTATTTTATCTATCGCATACTTTTCATAAGAATCTGTAGTATTCATACAGTTATTTTTTTATTTTGTTAAAAACTATATTATACATGTTTGTTAATATTATGTCAACTGTTTTTAAAAAATATCGTTTATGTGTTAGTAAATGTAAATTTGATCGAGTATTATTCGTTATCATCTAATAACTTTCCAGTATTACAATAATATATAAATTTAACCCATTTAATATCATCATTTAACTTGTTAATATCCATATCGTAGGAGCTTATAACTGTTGCATATCGCATTTCGCTATGTCGATTTTCTCTAATCATTAATTCTAAATCGTTTAATCTACGAGATTTAATTCGTTGTTTCAGTTTAATTTTTTCTTTTAGTGCTCTAATTGTTTGTTTCATTGTGTCTCTATTGTTAAGTAGTTTAAGTCCATAGGGAATGATAATATTTACCAAATAATCTAAGACCATTATTAATTCGTTCATGATACTTATCTAGATTCTCCTTATCAATTTCAAAGTTAAAAGGTTTGTCCGGTGTACTAGGTAGTTCTTTAAAAAACTCATCTTCTCCATCGATTAATTTTTGCTGAAATGCCCAAATCATTTCATCTATGATCCAATCCCACCTTAAAAACCAGTTGTCGTCAACATCGTCAAATTGTTGATTTTCATTTTTATTCCGTAAGTTATCTGGAACATCATCATTATCAACAAATGGAGCTCCATGTTTTTCCTTTTTTAGTTCAATAAGTAACGGTACAATGATATGCGCCAAAGTTACATCAGCAGACCATGTATCATACTTATCTATTTTTACTTTTACTTTTTGTTTCTTTTTAGAATGTATCCACTCTAAAAAGTTATACAATATTGTTTGATTACTTTCAATCCGTTCTTTAAATCCATAAGCAAGCCAGTCACCGAACTTATGAACACAATCTGCTGAACATTTAATACCATACTCGTCAGTTTGTTTAGGATACCACCACATTAACATTTCTGCTAATTGATACGGACCTATCCAAGTTATATATGGGCCTACATACACTTTCATTATTTTTCCTCTAAAAAGTCAAGAGCATCTTTAACTGCAGATATCCAATTTAATGCTGTTTGTTTAGATAATATAATTTCATGATCGATAGTGTTTGAACCACTAAACAAGAATTTAAGTTTTTCAAAAAATGTAAACTGTTTTTGAACATAAAAACTTACTTCCACACACTGCAAATCTTTTTCAGCATTAACTTCAACCCATGTATTTATTGAATGCTCGTGTGACATGCAATCACATTGTACTGTAAAACAAATTGCATTATCGTATTCAGCAGAAGTTGATATTCCAACCGTAGGTTTTTCTCTTTTCATAGCTATTTATTTTTTTTAAACTGTGGAAATAATGAAATTAAAACAATCGGTACTATTTTGAAAACGTATAGTATTTTAATTTCAATCCAGATAGTATTAGATTTACGCACAATAACAACTAATGCTAAATTTCAAGTACTTTAGTAAAATAACTAGTATCTTTAAGCTCACCGGGATATCCTTTGGGATTACTTTCAATTTGAGTATTTCCAATTTCATAACTCACTGATTCATGTATATGTCCGTGAATCCATAACTTTGGGTTATACTGTAATATATGTTCGGACAAATCTGAACAATAACCGTGATTAATTGATGAATTTTTAAATTTTTCTGCAATTGATTTAAAACTAGGAGCATGATGTGTAATTACAATATTAGTATGCTCAGTTGAGTACGATTTTTTAAAAAACTCAATAGTTTTATTAAATTCAACAAATGCATCTTTAGGATCAAATTTTCTCATATATGGCACTCCATATGATCCTGTTCTAATACAGTGAAAATCATTCATTCGTTTTCTAACTATAAACGCAGTTAATTCATCATAGTTATTATAGTCCGACCACATAGTACTACCTAAAAATCGGTAGTTTTCAATGTCAATGTAAGATCGATTAAGTACAGTTAAATTAGGATAGCTCAATTGACTAATATAATCATTAACTAGTTTAACTGAACCTTTATAAAATTCATGATTACCAAATACATATAAAACATGTTTAAATCGTGTAGTTACATCATTAAAAAAATATTCAAACTTTTTAATTTTGGATAAAATGCAAATATCTCCTGCTAGAATTAGTATAGTATTTTGTTCATCTTCTGAACTGTCTAAACAAAATGGTTCTTTATCATACCATTCTAAATGTAAATCTGATTCTATTCTTACTTTCATTTTTTGTATAATCTCTTATGGGTTAGTCTATGATGTTTTAATATTTTACCTATAGATTTATATAGGGCATATTCTGTATATAAAAACGAACTTGCTAATCTTAACATAAAAATTAAATCTATAACTGTATCTGAAACTAGCAATGCTCCAATGGAAAATGATAATACTATAGTTATTATAACATCTATAAACATAGTAGTCACGCTATACTGCTACAGGAGCAGAAATTTTTCCTAATGGATTATAATTAACAACATTAAAATCGGATAACTTAAAATCATTAATATTATTAACAGTGTTTGTTATATATAGTTTTGGATCAGATAAATTGTATGTATCCCTAGACAATAACTCCGTAACTTGTTCGATGTGATTCTTATATATGTGGCAATCACCTCCTGTCCAAATAAATGTATGGGGGATCATATTTGTTATATGTGCAATCATATACGTTAGCAAGGAATAACTAGCAATATTATATGGCAATCCTAAAAACAAATCTGAAGATCTTTGATACAATTGACAAGAAAGTGCATATCTTGGAATATTCCTTTCATCCAAATCCATATTAATTATGTATTCTTCTGTTTTTAACACAACACTACTACATTTTGATAATCGATCTCTTACCATATCAACATATTCGGTGTCGTTTGTTAGCCTAGCTCTTTCAATTGTAGGAATTTGACTAGTATAAAACTGAAAAAAACAGTGGCATGGAGCTAATGCCATTTTACCATTTAATACATTATTGTGTGGGGATTGTGTTTCATCTGGTAAGTCTGCTACATTCCATGCTGACACAATATGTCGTCTACTTGCTGGTCTTTCAATTAATGATTGAATAACTTGTTCTATTTGATCTATTGTTTGCCCGTTTGGAGTTTTCCATGATCTCCATTGATGTCCGTAAATTGGGCCTAATTCACCTGAATGATTATTATCATATACTGCCCATTCTTTCCATATAGTGTCTTGATTTTCTTTTAAATTACAAATTTTGGCAAGATCTTCGTTATTCGTTGATCCTGATAACATCCATAATAACTCACCCGCGATTAATTTAAATGATGTGTATTTTCCACTAAGTAACGGGAATTGATTATTTTGCAAATCAAACGTCAACTGTTGTCCAAACAAACTAAGTGTTCCGACAGAAGTCCTATCGTTATCAATATGATTTCCATATTGCAACACCTGGTGTAATAAACTGTAATAATTTTTCATATAGTTGTACTAAGTTAATAATTTATAATTTGAACTTCTAATCCAAGTTTTTTAGCTTGATTAATCATATGTTTAGTTCCTTTTGATTCACCGTCCCAAAATGCAATTAATTGTTCAGCATAGTTTGCCATTTCTGTATTACGCTTAGGACCTGCGCCTCTGCCGTATCTTTTCCAATCTGCAGGGAACATTTTTACAGGAACATTACGCAATTCTGCCCACTTTTTACCCATTGCATCAGCACCTTTAGCACCGCCGCATACGATTTCTGTAATTGAATTTGCTTTTTTATCTAATATAGTTGATAAAAAGTTAAAATCTGTAAAGTCTCTTCCACCAGCGACTATAGTTTTCATAAAAACTCCGTGTTATAACATAAATATACTTTGTATATATTATATATTTATTTTATAAGGAAGTCAAATGAGAAAGTTAGATATATTATTTGAAAATATAATTAAAAAAACTAGAGTCGATGATCAAGGTGAGGAGGAAAATTATGCTGATATCGATATGAAACCTACTGCAATGCCTTTAAAAATGATTCCTGCATCTACAGGCAGTAAATTTAAAAAGAAAAATCCCGAATATGATAAACCACAAATTTCTACTCGTTTTGGAAAAGATGCAAAAAATACCCCGTACGAGTTAACTCCACACCAATCATCTTTTAAAGTATATTCATGTTATAGTACATCGTTAGATGCAAAAAAAACAAAAGACAGTATTGTTAATTTAATTAAAAATAAAATGGTCGGTAATGACGAGCAATATACTAATTTGCTTTCTGCATGTGCTGATTATACTGCAAAAGCTATGAAAATTATATCAAGTAATAATGGGTTTCCATATTTTGATGCGATTGTTGTTGCACCTTCTTCATCTAGTCTTGCACATGATTATGCCGAAGCAATTCGTGATGTTTATCCTAATGTAATAGTGTATCATCGAGATGTTGCTAAGAAAACTACTGACACTTCCAGAATTAAAATTACAGGTAATTTACCAGAAAAAGAAAAAGAAGATTTACGCAGAGAAATTGACAAACAAAATGGTAAACCGTTTAATATAAAAGCAATGAGAAATGGTGGTCATTGGAGAAGATTTATCTCCAATTTTATTGAAATAAATGAAATGTTTGGTTTTACTGGAGCTAATATATTAGTAGTTGATGACAAAGCAACCTCTGGCTCTACTATTAAAGATATTGGTACACAAATTTTACAAAAAGGTGCTAATACTGTAGTTGGGTTTACCCTATTTAAGTGAACTAGATATTATTTAAAATTACGTCTTTTAAGAAGTGCGCTAATTTCTTTCATTATAGCTGGTTCGGTATTAATTGCTTTAGTTTGTTCTCTTACTACCTTTTCCAGCTTTAATGAATTTATTTGATCGTTTTGTACAAACCTCCAAATATAATTACCGTCTGGCTTTACTACACCAAATATTGAGTATTTAACACCAATCTTTACAATAATAGCGTATTCGTCGTCAATTAGTACAGTATCACCTTCATTAAATAAAGGATTATACTTAAATAAGAGACCTTTAACAAACGATGTTGAAACGTCTTTAACGGCTAAAGACATAACTAATCCTATTAAGGTTGCTAAGTAAGGAGCAACTAATTCCATTTTAAATATATCTTCCATCATATATCTATTTATCTTAATCGCCGATATATTTAATCCCTAATTTGCAAGGGCCAAACTCGCTGTAACTATAAACACAATTCACAGTAAGCATATACTCAGTAGTGGTATACTTTTCATATTGCGTCTGAAAAGAAGCACATCCTTGTGTAAAACATAATAATAGTATAATAATTATAAGTTTCATAAATCCATATCTACAATAAGGAGCATTGCATTACTATTTATCATCCTCAAAAACAATATTATTAATTCGATCATACTTAAAACTTCTCCAGCCGTTAGCATTGAGATCCCAAACATTGACTGTATTAGGAGCTGGCTCTTTATTTGTTTTTGGATGGTGTTCTTTTGGAATAACATTAAGTGATTTTGTACATGTCATTACACGGTTACTACCATCTAACTTTTTAAAGGTAACTATCGCTACTTTTTCAAGTAATATTTCAGATAAGTCTGGTAATGAAGGGATATCACAGTTGGCTACTTTATAATCTTTTTCTTCTAACATATTAACCTCTATTAATAACAATTTCGTCTACTAAACCATATTCTAAACTTTGTTCAGCAGTCATAATATTATCACGATTCATATCATGTTCTAATTCATCAAATGTTTTGCCTTTTGAATTATGCTTAACATATAGTTCTGTTAATGTTTTCTTCATTCTAACAATTTCTTTAGCATGTATTTCAATATCGCTTGCTTGTCCTTGTGCCCCTCCTAATGGTTGATGAATTAAATGTCTTGCATTAGGTAGCATTTTACGTTTACCCGGTGCTCCTGCCTGCGCTAAAAAAGAGCCCATTGAACATGCTTGACCCATTACAATAGTTTGAACATCTGGTTTAATAAATTGCATAGTGTCATAAATGCTTAATCCTGAAGTAATTACACCACCAGGTGAATTAATATACAAGTAAATATCTTTTTCAGAATTTTCTGATTCTAAGAATAACAATTGGGATACAATAGAGTTAGCAACATGATCATTAACTTCGCTACATAACATTACAATACGATCTTTTAATAATCGACTGTAAATATCCATAGCACGTTCGCCACGTGGACTTTGCTCGATTACCATTGGTACTAGATTAGTCATTTTATTTTCTACCTTGATATGTTACAGTTTCAGTTGGGCCTTTGCTAGTAAGATTAAAGCCAGCCATTGATGCTTGATATTCATCAAATTTCTCATTGTATCTGAGAACTAATTTTAAACTTCGTTGCAATGCTACAGATAATGTTTGTTTTGGATAAAAATCTAATATTTCTGCTGTAACAGTTTGATTTTTATCAACATTATACACTTCACACGTGTCGCTATATGTAGTTTTTAAATTATTCATGTTCTTTACTATCATTTAATGCTGATTTTAACAAAATATTTTCCACTAATGTTTTTACTAAAGTTGCGAGCATAACAACAACTTTTTGGTCATCTTGTATTGACTCAAAATCATTTAATACACTAGCTGACACTTTTTCAAAGAGTTCTTCTTTAGAACACGATAACTTCTCCCATTTTACTTCAAATGAAAAATCGGTACTTTGTGCAATCTCTGCTATGTTTTTTATATTTTCTTCGTTAGCCATATTATTTCAACCTATGTTGGTTATTTGAATACCATTCTTTAAATATTTGCTGTTCCTTTTCAAATGCTTCTACTTCCCACGGATAGTTTGAGTAGGAAGTAGATGAAACATCAAACACCTTAGAATGCCATGTTAATTGATTTGTTTTAATTAATTGTTTAAGTTCATTTCTAGCATATTGCTTTACATGAACTAATTCGTGTGCTAATGCAATTAATAATTCTTTCAATCCTAAAGAATTATCTACTTCTATGGAAAACCATCGTGGTCGATGATTAGTATCTTCCCATGCACACACTGCGTCGATACCTGTGTTTTTTTTAAGACCTGTAACAAACTCTATTTCAATATAAAGTTTATTTTGTAATTTAGGCATTAACATTTTAACACCTAAATTGTACATATCAGTAATACATTGTTGTTTTAACTTTGTTCCACCTTTAAAATCAATCGTCATCTTTGATAATTTTGTTGTTAACAATAGCTTTATCAAGACGTTCTTTGATTAATTCTTCTGTTTTTTTAATTAATAATTCCATAGAGCCTGGACCTTCCCAAACTTCATTTAATGCTTTATTAATTTCATCCATTGGAACTCTTGATAATTTAGTATATGAATAAAAATATTCAGACAAATAATTCCTAACAGGACTTGGAATGTTCTGATGAGCTGAAATATTCCATGTTCCATTAAATCCATTAACATTATGTGGTGCATCGTTAATACGAGTTTTCCAATATTCACCTGGAAGATAATTCATCATAGTTTTTTCTCTTTGTTATGTTGTGTAAAATAATATTATATAATATAAATGCACGTATTGTCTACTATAAACGTAAACTAATACGTCCTTTTGATAAATCATATGGGGATATTTCAAGCTTTACCTTGTCGCCGAGTACTATTCTAATGTTAAATTTCCTCATTTTACCACTAGAATAACATATTACGGTATGATCTTGATCATCTAATTTAACTTTAAACATTTGGTTAGGTAAGATATCTGTAATTGTTCCAATTACTTCTATTAAATCTTTTTGTGTTGCCATTAATTTCCTTTAAAATATATTCGTTTAATAGTGTTATTTATTTGTAATATTCATTTTTTCTGTATTATAATTTCACCATCATCGTTTACTGACACTAATAATGCATCTCCAGCTTGCCATCCCATTTTTTCCATAATATCTGGAGGGATATTTAATAATACATTTTTATCATCACCGTCAATTTTAGTGAATATTTCTTCAGTTTTATATGAGACTGTTTTAGTCATTGTTAATCCTTAATTGAAATTTTTTCAAAATTCATAATTTCCAATATGAGAAAATCTGACACATCAGATAATCGTAATGGATACACTGTTGCATTATGAAATGTAATAGTACGATTCACTACACTGTTAAGAAGCACAGTTGCAGTATGATCAACTGTGCTAATTTTATATAATCGATTAGTTCGATCTTTAAAAATAAATTGATCGCATTTATTGTTTTTACGGCTTTTTATTATAGTTTTTACATAATCTAATGATACTTCATTAACTTCGTAGCTACCCGAAGCTTCTGCAGAAATATATGTACATGAAAGTTGTTTGTATTCATTATCTTCTTTAAAAAATGTTGGCATTTTTATAATAAGACCTATAGAATTAACAGTGATCTTAGTAGGACTAGTAAGCACTTCTGCTACAGCTTTCCAGTAGTCTGAAATATTATCTCCATTTAATGCTTTTAATGTTAACTTATTTTTAAAGTATTTTCTAATACATTGAGCATCATCATTAAATCTACAAACAGCATCACAATCTATTAATGTTTCAATAGGATGTTCTTCTTTAATTTTATATACAATATCAACAAGATTACTATACATTGTAGAATAAGAATAAGATAGACTACCATAATATAAACATATAGCTATAGGATCTATGTTTAATTCATGAGCACTATACGACTCACTCATTGCTATTGTTTCACATATGCTTTCAAGCATTGATTGTTTAGTCATATTAAGCCTTTACATTATAAAATTATTTAATTACTATTAACCGTTGATTTCATCAACGTATTTCGTTACTGATGTCTTGTTTGTGACTTCGTCAAAACAGACATTACGTAACTCATATTTTTTATTTTTTTTAGAATAATTATAATTTTTTAATTATTTCTTTTATGATACTTTCTGTAGATCGTTAGCCATAGGTCACCCTAGCAAGCTAGAGTGACAAAAAGATTTTTCTGTGAGTCGCTTCGCACATGAGTTTGTCAGCGGACTTTGTGACTCTCCCTTAGGCTCTGTACCTTACCTATGCCGCTACGAATTTTAAGAAATACTTTCAGGTGACTGTGTATTTCATAGGGATCAAACGTCAAAAACTTTTATACTATAAACAAACTAGGCATTACCCTAATCATCGTCCTGTAAAGGATAGTGTATTATAGTCTGACAACAGACAGCCAAATTACGCATAGACCACACTCTCGATAATGTGACATTACGCAGCACTATTACAATCGGCGTGCCAACCTTAATTCTGTTTGTTTAAATGCCTAAGTATGATGTGATAGATGCCATTGAGATTTGCCTGTACTAACTTGCCTAACTTTGTGCCTAAATTTTGTATTTAAAGATTGCCTGTAATTTTTTAATTGTGTATAGTATAATGCTGAATAAAAGATTTGTCAACACTTTTTTAAATTAATTTTTATCTTCAATGGAAATTATTTCTGTTTTCTGAATAATTAAAGTTTTAAATGATGCAGAGTCAGATAAGTCTGGATTGTTTAAGTCTGTAGAGATAATTTGTATTGGTATAAATTGTCTCGGATCGTTCAAAAGATCTTGTAATCGTTCATCTTTTGAAAGATAAATGTAACCTACAAATGCAGGCATTGATTTTGTTTTAATATTAACTCGTTTACACTCTTTGTATGAATTGTTTTTCATAAATTAAATTAATATAGTTAAAGAAAATATTTATCATTTAAATTTGCGGAAAAAGCACATTTTCTGAAAAATATTCTAATTCATTGTCTGAAAATCCTAACTTTTTTAATACTGCAGGTGTTTTTGGATTTTGTTTTTGATTATGACAATAAAAATTATGTTTCTTAATTACAGTCTCCGACAGTTCTGTGTTGTTAAACATCTGAATAGATGTTAAGTATTGATTTAACACTTTTAACATTAAATGAATAAGTAGAGATACTTCTGCAATATTTTGAATGTTGCCAGCAGCAATTATACGATCGCTAAAGATATTCTTTGCCCATTCTGGAAGAACTCGTTCTTTAGAAACAGATGTATTTTTTACTAAAGAATAATATTGAGAAGATACTAAATGGTTAGCTCCGGCAGACCCTGGACTAACATCCAAAAATAAGCCAGTTACTTTGTTAGCACCGGCTATAACATCAAACCCAAAAATTGGGCTATTATTAGTATGACTTGGAAAAATGCATAAATGCATCATCCATAATTTTTTTGTAGTTCTAGCATCGATAATATTTAGATGTGCTCGACTTATGTAATCGTTAGTCCAACTTCGATTTATTGAAGTAACAGAATTAAATGGTAATGTATGTACAGGGATTTCAGTTGCATATGTATTAACGCATGTAACTGCAGACTCTGCACATTTTTCTAATAAGTCCCATATTTCACTATTCATACAATTGACGAAAAACATTAATAATAAACTTAAAACACGTTTTAGCTTCGTCAGCCATTGTGTCGTCTAAGTTAGATTTAATAAATGATTTTAAAGCGTCAACATCCCCGTCAAATGTATACATTTTTCCACTACCCGGAGTGCGAGATGCTAACAGTTGACCTCCATTTAAATCACCCATAAAGTGAACATATATATGTGACCACAGTTTATGTACATTATTGCTGATAGAGTATAGGTATGTAATATACTCAGTAGTACTAGTTAAGATTTTAGGAGGTTTATCGTATGGATTTAGCTCTAATAAGTCTTCAGATATATAGTTAGTTCGATATAATTCGGTATGATCTTTAAATAAATTATGTAGTGTTATAAAAGATTCTAAAGTATTGTATATAAGATATCTATTTTGCAAAAAAACAACGTAATCGGCAGTATTAATATTATTATTAAGCAAATCTTTAACAAAAAGTTGATTTTCTGCTTCTTTGTGTAATTCCCAAATAGCTTTAGCTAATGTAGACATCATTCTTCCTCTAATTTAATTTGTAATGGAAATCTGTGAGATCTACTTAACAGTTGTGCTTCTGAAGCTTTTTGTTCAGCAATCTCAAAGTGATAAACACCTACAATAGCTGAGCCTTCGTTGTGGATTTTTGAAGTTAAGTTTATTGCAGATTGTTCAGAGTGTTTAAACACATTTATTAAAATGTTAATAACCCATTCAAACGGAGTTTGGTCGTCATTCACAAACACAACTTTATATTTTTTTGGTTTTTTAAGTGACTTTTTAGTTTTAGTATCTAATACAGCTTCGGTAGTCATTGTAAATCCTTAGTGGAAGTATAAAAATACGCCCTTTATTTCTAAAGGGCGTATATAGTAATTAGTTTTTTGATAATGTTAATACATTGTCATCGACTTGACTAATTTTAATTTGTTTAGGTTGCAGTTCTTCAGGTACATTTCTTACTAAATGAATATCTAACATACCAATATTTAGTTTAGCAGATTTAACTTCGATATGATCAGCTAAGGTAAACTCTCTTTGAAAATTGCGACCACCAATACCTCGATGTAAGTACTGCACATTGTCGTCTACTCTAGGTGAAGTTCCAACGACTTTTAAGGTGTTTTGATGATATGTAATTTCCAAGTTTTCCATGCTAAACCCGGCAACTGCTAATGAAATAAGATACTCATTTTCATTAAGTTGACAAATGTTATAGGGAGGATACCCTGATGAATGATTACTCGAATAATGTCGATCTAATGTATTAAATAATTGATCAAAGCCGATTGATGCTCTGTAAAACGCAGGTAAGTCTAATGAAGTTACTTTTTTCATTTTAATTTCTCCTTATATTAAGCAAGATATATGATTAAGCCTGAAAGCACTTAATCTAAAAAAACACTTATAGCAAGGCGACTTGGCTTCATATTTTTCTTACTCGCTATAAGTGTTAAAGCTATTACATATTAAGCATTACTGCTTATTTTTATTTATCATTTACATCATTCCCATGCCTGGATTAGGCTGATGTGCGTCTTTTTTATCTTCTTTAATAATATTAATTGCACATTCGGTAGTTAAAATTAATCCAGCAACACTTGCAGCATTGATTAATGCCGTTTTTGTTACTTTAGTAGGATCAATAATACCTAAATCAATCATATTACCAAATTGATTAGTAGCAGCATCATACCCATAGTTGTCAATCTCGGACGAAGTGATATTGTTAATAACAACATCAGCACTTACTCCGGCATTTGACACAATTTGGCGAATAGGTGATTCTAATGCGTTTAAAACAATTTTAATTCCAGCATTTTGATCTTCATTATCGCCTAATAAATCAGTTAAGGATGAACGGGCATGTAAAAGTGCAATACCACCGCCTGATACAATACCGTCCTCTACTGCTGCATGGGTAGCATGTAAAGCGTCATCTAACCGATCTTTCTTTTCTTTCATTTCAAGTTCAGTAGCAGCTCCGACTTTAATAACAGCAACGCCGCCTGTTAACTTAGCTAATCGTTGTTGTAGTTTTTCTTTGTCATAATCAGAAGTAGTTGCTTCAATTTGAGCTTTAATTGTATTTACTCTCTCAGCAATTACATCTTTATTACCAGAACCATCTACAATAATAGTATCTTCTTTAGAAACTTCAACTCTACCAGCTTCGCCTAAATGTTCAGCTTGTACATTTTCTAATGTAAGACCTACATCTTCTGAAATTACAGTTGCACCAGTTAATACTGCAATATCTTTTAAAATTTCTTTTCTACTATCGCCGAACCCTGGAGCTTTAACAGCACATGATTTAATAACGCCTCTCATGCTATTAACTACCATTGTAGCCAGTGCTTCACCTTCAACATCTTCCGCAATAATTAACAGTGATTTACCAGATTTAGCAGCTCCTTCTAAAATAGGAACTAAATCGCGGATATTAGTAATTGATTTATCCACTAATAAAATATAGGGATTTTGAAGTTCGACTACTTGTTTTTCAGAATTAGTGATGAAATATGGAGATAAATAACCTCGATCAAATTGCATTCCTTCAACAACATCTAATTCATCTTTCAATCCCTTTCCATCTTCTACCGTAATTACACCGTTAGTTCCAGCACGTTCCATTGCTTCTGCAATTAAATTCCCAATCTCACTATCGGAATTAGCTGAAATTGAGCCAACTTGTGCGATTTCTGTTTTAGAATGACACGGTTTAGATTGTGAAGATAAGTTTTCAATAACAACATCAACAGCTTTGTCAATACCTCTTTTAAGATCCATAGGATTCATTCCAGAAGCTACAAATTTCATTCCTTCTACAACGATACTTTCAGCTAACACTGTAGCAGTTGTAGTACCGTCACCTGCTTTGTCTGCAGTTTTAGAAGCAACTTCTTTGACCATTTGTGCTCCCATGTTTTCTAATGTGTCTTTTAAAACAACTTCTTTTGCTACAGAAACGCCGTCCTTTGTAACAACAGGATTGCCGTGTTCTTTTTCAATAACAACATTTCTCCCTTTAGGACCTAGCGTTGTTTTTACAGCCTTTGCAAGAGTTGTAACACCGTTGACTAATTTTTGACGTGACTCTGAACCAAATTTAATTTCTTTTGCTGACATATGTTTATTCTCCTATTTGTTACTGTACAACTGCTAAAATTTGTGATTCATCTAAAATTAGATAATCAACCCCATCTTCGGATACTTTAATACCTGCCCCTTTATTAAAGATAACAGTATATCCAATCGATACTTCGAGAGGAACAATTTGTCCATCGGCAGTAACTCGACCACTGCCTACTTCACATACTTCCCCTTTGATTGGTTTTTCTTTAGCGTTGTCTGGAATAAATAAACCACCAGATGTTTTTGTTTCAGTTTCACAAGGTTTGACAAGAATTTTGTCACGAATTGGTTTCATCATAAAATTTCTCCTTTATTAAGCAAGATAAAAATGAGCCCATTATTGGCACTCTACAATACGCACAATGCGTGGTTAAAAAAGCCGTTTCGATCTAATTGAATCTTTTTCAATCTTTTTCAAATGTCGAACTCTTCCTGCGGCTTTATCCTTTTTACGTTGTACACTAGGTTTAGTGTAAAACTCACGTTCACGTAACAGTTGTAAAAGTCTGTCTTTTTGTACTAGTTTTTTAAGTTTTCTTAATGCAAAGTTTACGTCGTTATTTCTAACTTCTACAGAAAGACCTTTTACTTTATTGTAACTTCGTTTGTTCTTCAATCGTACCTCCTAAGATACTTGTTAGTATGTCTAATGAAATTATTTTATTATTACTTATAATACTATATATACTTTTTGTTGCTTTTGATAACCAAAAAGTTTTCGATTTACTAATTAAAAAACTTAGCAAATCTCGCACACATCCAGATGTGTTATCTACATCAATAATAGCTATATCACACATGTTAAACGACGATAATAACCAGTTAATTTCTTCAGTTGTGTTTTCTAAACTATTATAATAGTAAATATTTATGTTTTTGTCAATTTTATTTAGTAAAATGTCTTGTACATTTTCTTTTAATTCTATACTAGGGTATAACAATAATACTTGAAACGACTCGTTAAATAAGTTATCAGGGTATGAAATAATGTTAATTTTATTCATTTATTACAATTAATCCCTCGTTAATCAGTTTAGCTCTATTTTGTAAATGTAAAACATCCCTTTCTTCTTTACTATCAACATACGGAACAGCATATCCTTCTGATAACATTGTTTCAGCAACAGACACTGCATCTACTAAAAAGTCGCCTAAAATTCTTCCAAATTTACCTTTAAATTGATTAGACACTAGTACAACTGTAGAACCATTATTAAAGATTTCTTTTAACCGTTTAGTAGATAATAATCCAAACTGTTTCTCAACTAAATCAGAAGATCTAGATTCAGGAGCATCAATCCCAACTATTCGCACCCTTTCATTATAAAGCCAGACTCCAAACCCTAAATCGATGTTAATATCAACTGTGTCACCGTCTACTATTTTATTTATTACACAATTGTAACTGTACATAAAAAATAACCTATATGTGAAAAAAAGTTGGGGGATTTCTCCCCCAACGGCATAAGTAGTTCTGTTGACCGGATACTTACAATCCGCGAACCTGCTGGTTATTAAGCAGCCATTTCCAGATCGGAAAACAATCCTTCAATTTTCAGTTCAGGGGTAAATGTTTTATTGTCATTTACATTAATTACTTCTTTGTCTAATCTAATTAGACTTATGTTAATTCCGCGAATACTAATATTCAAGCATACATTAACAACGGTTTTCCGTATTAACCGATTCTCACTATTACCAAACATACCACGTCGAAACTATGTCACCCCCATCGTAAGCACTATTCATTAACTAACGCATTACGATATTCGTCTTAGGTTTTTAATTTGCTATGCTGGAAGATACCTTATCTCCCGATTACCACTTAATAGTGCTTATGGTGGAGGTGGCGGAGAATCGCACTCCGCGTCCGCAATATCCCTAATAACAGGTCAACGAATTCTTAATAAAACTTATTTTTATATTTATAATCTAAGTCAATTCGAGCTTTTCTATCGAGGATCTTTCGTTCTTTCCACCAAGAAATTGGAGGATCAAACTTAGAAAAGTAATCCTTAGGCCTTTGTTGAGATTTAATTTTTTTACTCATTTGAAATAGCAATAGTTAAAACTTCTTTTAATGATAACTTATTTAAGTCTGCAAAGCAACTTACAATAGATAAGTTTCCTTTTGACAAGTCACCACCGCAAAACATAATAATGTCTTGCTCAGTTAGCAATTCATTTTTATGTTGTGCCAACCAAAGCAATGCTAAAACAACAGCAGATGATGCTTTAGATTCGGAGATTCTATTTTGTTTTTTTATAAATCGAACTGCTTGATCTTTTACAGTTACATAATCTATAATACGATGTGTTAAGGATTCAAAATATGCGATTGTTTCTTGTCTAGGGGTCATTGTATTGTTTAGTAGTTAAAATAAAATTTGTAATTTCTTTCCATGTACTAAATCTATGTACGTTAGAATGCTCGATTTCTCTGTTATATTTATGATCTAAAATAATTGGTTGTAAATTATGCGATAATCCATCAAAAATATTTTCCCATTTATCTTCAATCCAAAACATATTAGTATCTTTATACCTACTTAATGAATTATACTTGCTAGAGCTACATGGTAAACATATTATACTATTAAATGCGTAATAACCAAAGACATTTTTTAAATTTTTTTCCCTTAATGCAACGGAATACACATCATTTGAAAAACTAGTAATACATTCAATTATAAATCCATTCCTACGTAGAGTATCGATACCTTGTTTAGCATCTCTTAATGCAGGTAAAAATCCAATCCACGACGAGTTATTAAATTCATTTACAAAGTTAATAGCAGTATTTACTGGAATTTCATAACGATCTGAAGGATAGTACGCATTCTCGTTTTTTATCTTATAAGATCCTTTTAAATTAAGCCATTCATGGAAATATTCATCCCAGTTAAGTAATACACCGTCGACATCGACTAATACTTTGTTAAACATTAGTTACATCCACAATCTTCAGTTGTTTTTGGTCTTTTTGTATTATAAACTGCAATATCTAATTGCTTTTGAATGTCTTGAAATTTAATAGTTTTTAATGCAACTGGCAATACAGGATTCATATGAACTTGATGCCCTGATATAATTTGACTACCAGACGCATTAATAATATTTACACCGTTAATTTCGTGTGCTACATTTGATTTCCATCTAATAATTACTGAGCCGTCGTTGAATGTTTCAACTTCGTTAATTGCGTTTAATAGTGAATTTAATTTTTCTTCATTTGTCATTTAATTACCCTCAGTCGGTGGTATGAAATTTAAATCTTCGTATGTAAATTCTTTTACGACATTTACTAAATAGTCGATAGTTTTTGCATTTTTTGGAGTAGAGCTATGATTTTCTTCAAACACTGATAACCTACCATCTAAGATTGTAGGAAATAATAATGCACGAACTTCATCTATTTTTTCTTCAATATCAAATGCGTTGCTGTCTAACATTAGAACTTTAGACCCATCTCGAATCTCATAAACAGCTTCTAATCTTAATCTCATAGGTACTATACTAAACGGTTCTAAAACACCTTCATTAGGTTGTCCGTTTGCACTTTCAAAAACGTATTCTACACCTGGTACAATTCTTGGATTTTTAGGATTATTACGATAGTACGGACTGGTTTCTATTTCATAAAACAACACTTTATCTAAAAATTGATAGCCTAGTGAATACGGTCGCATAGTTTCACCTTTGCCAAATGGGTCATCAGTTTCTGCAAGTTTTTGAATTGTATCTTCGCTACATTCGTCAAATTCATCAATAAAAACCCCACCTGCAGGATTTTGACCGTATAGTTTTTCTCTAACTAGAAAATCAGGATCGCTGAACACATTATTTTGTCCTATAAATTCTGTAGGATATTGATTCACACACGGGTCCGTATCAAGAACACACAGCAAATACTGATCAGCTAATTGATTTTTAATATAAACTTCGTTGTAGTAAGGCATAGAGCTTCGAACTTCATCCTCTCCAATAGGTTCTATGCATGGGCTTGATACTTTTAAATATAACCAATTCTTTGTTAAAACATCATCTAAATTGCTATAGTCGTATTTTAGTGATCGTAACTGGTTTAAATGAAATATTAAATTAGTAAGTAACCCAATATCATAATGTGATGGAGAATACTTAGTTGTGTAGTATACATCGATTATTTCACCATCGATTTCAACTTGTTCATATAAATCTGTACTTATGTCAAATTTTTCATATTCAGGCATGTACCCAGCAAATTCACCCGCTTCACCTATTTTAAAGTATTCATAAAGTCCAGCTTCGATAAAAGTGTAACTGTAATCTTTTACATATACCCAAGATTCACCATTGAGCGATACTGTTTCTTCTTCTAGTCGACTTGCTGGATTTACTGTAATTGTATGTTTCTCTGATTGATTAAAACCTTGCCATTCGTATGTAAACACAGACAGTAATCTTAAATTATCAAAAAAGTCGTGACTAGATGGTAAAGTTTCAACATGATACCAATTGTATTGAAAATACCAGCGTTGTAATTCATGTGTAAGAATTGCAACATTATTGTTAATATAATTATTTAATGCTAAATTCCACAAAGATTCTGGTAATTTTTTATTATTCCAACTTAATACATTGTCTAATAGATGAGTTCTAAATCGCTCCAATCTAAGCCACGGTATCGAACCCCCATATTCAGATTCGTAGTCGCCTCGAATAATGCTACGATATGGAAATTCTCTAACATTTGTACCACTATGTAATAATTTATCACCGTTTGTGTACTCTTGAATTACATCAGCAGATTCATTAATTTCCAAGAAATATTCTTCTCGCATAGTTCGATCTGCATTAGGCGATGCATGGATGTTAGTATCGACCATTTTTAATCTCCTGCAAATACATCTGGACTATGCTCGTTGCATCGACTACCGCATGAGATAGGATCGCTTTGACGAGCATATTCTAAGTTATTTGCAAATACAGTTTCACTGCCATCTGCAACTACTCCAGAATGACACCCATTACCGCAACAATGAACAACATAAGAATCTGTTAATCTAATTTGATTTAAATTGTTTGCAAACACATCTGGACTCCATGACGAAGGAGGTCTAGGAGGCCAGCATCCGTGTCCTGTACAATTATCTGTTCTTCTATGTACCGGTAATGTCATAATTTATAATGTAAGTCCTGAAGTTTGTTGCATATATGCTGATGCAATTTCTTTTGTTGTTTTGACAATTGAAATAATATGCGATGTGTTAATTTTAAAAGAATTGTCTAAATCAACTGAAAACATATAGGGAGTTAATCCTACGCCTTGTTGATTAATAGAAAGAGACATTGCTTTTGCTACTACAACAGCAGTAGAACTTTCATTCTCAAATCTTCCAATAACTTCTTCACCGGAAGTTAATTTTAATGAAATGATATCGTTTTGTTTATATGGTACATCTAACAGCATACTAACCTCTATTTAAAGTTGAAATTTTAATAATTCATTAAGACCGCCAATGTGCATATCATCGACGAAAATTTGAGGAACAGATCTTGCACTTGGAACAGCACTTAATAAATCCTCTTTAGACCATCCATTGCCTATTTTTCTAATTTCAAATTCTAAGTTTTTAGAATTTAAAAATGAAACTGCTTGCTCGCATTGCGGGCATTGATCTTTACTCCATACAATTATATTATGCATCTAGTTTTTCCTTGTATAAAAATATTTATAGTTTGTAATTTGAAAAATTATTTATATTTAAGTCATGTTTAATACCGCCTACTATATAACTTTCAATTTCTGTCTCTTGAGGAGCATTTTGTAAAGTTGAACTAGACAACCAGTGTGTAGTCCACGGTAACGGGTTGTTATTAATCGGTGCATCAAACATTGGATTATATCCAATAGATTTAAGTCTTCGATTTGCAATATATTTACTGTACTGGTGTAACAATGTGCTGTTTAGACCTATAATCGAACCATCTTTAAATAAGTAATCAGCCCATGCCATTTCTTCAGCAATACAAGTTTCCCACATTTGATAAACTTCATCTTCGCACTCTTTAATAATGCTAACCATTTCAGGATCGTCTTTTCCCTGAGCCCATAATTTAATTATATGTGTAGAAATAGCTAAATGTTGTGCTTCATCTCTTGCAATTAAACTAATAATTTTAGCCGAACCTTCGACTAGTTTTAATTCACCAAATGCAAATGAACACGCAAATGATACATAAAATCTTAATCCTTCTAAGATATTAACATTCATCATTGCAAGAAATAGTTTTTTCTTAACTTCCCGTAATGTTCCAGATTTGTTATAGATAAAATTATTAGCAGCATCTATGAATGAATCGTAATTCTTAGTTACACTTGATGCACGTTTAATAATCTCTTCGTCATTTAAAATAGTATCAAAAATTTCACTAGGATCAGGGTAAATATTTTTTATAATATGAGTGTATGATCTAGAATGAATTGTTTCAAAAAAGTCCCAAGTAACAACAGCACCTTCTAATTCAGGTAAACTGATAAATGGTAAAAATGCAGTACATGGACCTCTACCTTGTACAGAATCTAATAAGATTTGATACTTCAAGTTACTAGTGAAAATATGCTTTTGTTCAGGTCTAAATTCAGCATAATCTGCTCGATCTTTTTGGAGACTAACTTCCTCAGGCCTCCAAAAGTATCCTAACATTGTTTGATTTAATTTGTCAAATACGGGAAATCTAAAAACATCATATCTTTGTGTATTTTGATCCTCACCAAAAAACATATATTCTTTAGTAAAATCTATGTTTTTATTATTGAAAATAGTTTTAGCCATTTATAATTCCTTACAGTTTACATGCGCTACATTCTTCATCTGAATCAGTAGCAGAATCGTCAATTTCACTTGGGTCAGTTTTATAATCGTATGTATTTGAATAATAAACTGTTTTTAATCCATACTTATATGATTGTAGTAAATCTTCAGTTAACACGCTCATTGGAATTTCATTGTTAGAATACTGAGTTGGATTATAACTCCAGTTAGTTGAAATAGATTGATCAAAAAACTTTTGCATAACTGCCATTATATTTAAATATCCTTTATTTGAAGGCATATCCCACAGTAAAGTATAATGGTTTTTAAGTGTTTGATATTGAGGTACAATTTGCTTTAGTGGTCCTTTTTTTGATTTTTTAACAGATAAAAACCCTCTAGGAGGTTCTACACCGTTAGTTGCATTAGACACAACTGAGCTGTTATGCGAGATTAAATTCTCAACAACGTAATGATGAACATCAGGAACTTCGATGTCATACGTTGGTAACACTTCATTTAAAAACTCTACTTTTTTAACTTTCATTACTAATCCTTTAAGTTTAATTCAATAATATCATCATTTTCATTTAATTCACTTGCATGCTTCCATAATGTTTGGTTATTTTCTGTTCGAACTAAGAATTTATGAGTCGGTGTACATTTAATTACTTTCCCATTATCTAAAGTAATCGATACAACTTCTTTATGACCGTTGAAATAAATTTTAGTTACTTCTTTATTCCCTTCAAGAGTTGGAACTATTAACGGTTCTTCTAACGTAAACCATCCTATAGCATTATTTAATTCAATTCGATACCAACTAATATGATTCATTTCACAAATTTCGTGAAAGTTTAAATACCCTTTATTTGTTAAAATTTTATGTTCCCAGTTTAAGCACGATTCACTAGGCATTTGTGCAGATAATGTTGAATGACGTAAGCCATGTGTAACGATATCAGCTCTTAAACTTTCCCAATCGTAAGCAAGAGAATGTGGAACAATTAAGTCAACATCTTTTTTGTAAGTGTCAATTGGTAAGATTCCTTTTGAATATTTTGTACGGTTAAAATACAAACAAGGGCCTTTTTCTTTAGCTAAGTTGTTACTTGCTTTTAATAAGTAATATTGAAATGCCTCAGATAAATCGTGTACTAATTTCCAAGCCTTTGGATCATCATATTTCACATGATGTTTAGCTAAGTAATGTGCTAACCCTACGTATCCGATTCCTAGAGATCTTCGAGCTTTAGTTTCAATTTCAGCCGCTTTAACAGGATATTCCTGATAATCTATCAATTCATCTAAAGACCGTACAGTTAACTCGCACAGTTCTTCTAATTGATCTAAATGTTTAATAGATCCTAAATTAATAGCAGATAAAATGCAAAGAGCAATTGCAGGAGAATCTTTACTTACAATAACGTCTTCTTCAAAATACACATACTCATCGTCGTTATCGCACTCTGTTACAAAACTGTATAATTCATTCATTATATTTCCTTTTAAATAGAACGATCTTGTAAATAATTACCAATCGATTTTTTGTACTCATTGTACTTATCCATATCTGATTTCTTAACTTTTACTAATCGTTTTTCAGTAGTGCCGATGTCATCGATGTGTTGCAATGGAGTAGTAGGTAACGTAATTTCTTGGCAATTGTGTACAAGAATGTCATTTGCATAAAAATTATGATTATCCTCGACGGTTATATCGTAAACTTCAATAGGGGCATCTAAATATTCTATAATTAAACTCATTGTGTATTTCCTTATTCTTGTGAAAAATTATTTATTATACGTAATTTGTCGGTTTCTGTCAAGTTTTTTGCTAACACATAACCTCTATTTTCAGTATAAACTTTATGCTCTGGTGTACATATAATGGATTTACCGGACGTTGAGTCTGTAATTTTCATTACCTTAGCAGAAGTGTTAGTTAACGCACTGTTAGAAATCCGTTTGTATTCAGACTTTTGAGTGTATTCGTTAAACGATAGTACATCAATAGTTTCGCCATTATGAAAATGTGTATTAGCTTGTTCTAATGTAATAGCTTGTTCGGTATTATTTACAATAGCATGGATAATAGTATCACCGGACAAACACAAGTTACTCATATAAACAGTATCTAAAAATGAACTATGATTATTACAATGATCGGTAAACATTATATACAATCTGCCAGTTTCAGTTTTTTCTTTAATTAAAGTAGAAAACAGTTCAACAGCAGGAACTACTGATTGTTTAATATTTGAATTTTTTTCATATGCAGAATATAATTTAGAAAATACATCAGGGTCTCCAAAATACGCTTCGTATAAATCTGGAACGTCATGAGGGGAAAATAAAGTAATATTTCCATTACTGAGAAATCTCTCAATCATAGTTTTATTAATTTGAATAGAATAATCTAATTTTCTAACTCGATTATCTTCAGTACCTTTGTTGTTTTTCAAAACTAATATATCTTTAATTTCTTGATGCCAAATTGGAAAATGAACAGTTGCACTTCCACCTCTAACACCGTTTTGTGTACAGCATTTAACAGTAGATTCAAATTTCTTTAAAAATGGAATAACGCCAGTATGTGCAACTTCTCCTCCTCTAACTTTAGAGTTTACTCCTCTAATTCTTCCAGAATTAATACCTATACCTGCACGTAAAGCAGTATACCGACCAATAGCCATATCACTTGAAAAAATGCTGTTTAACGTATCGTCGCTATCAACTAGCACACAACTAGCATACTGCCGTACAGGAGTCCTAACGCCTGCATTTACAGGGGTTGGAATATTAATATGAAATAATGATAGTCCGTCGTAATATTTTTTAATATAATGCATACGAGATGCTTTATCGTATTGAGAAAACATAGTAGCAGCAATCATAATGTACATTATTTGAGGAGTCTCAAAAATTTGTCCAGTTGATCTGTCTTGAACTAAATATTTGTCAACAATTTGTCTTAACCCTGCATATGTAAAGTTTTCATCGCGATTATAATGGATCATTGATTCTAATTTTTCTATGTCTTCTTTAGAAAACATATCTAAAAATGATTTATCATACACTCCTCGATTAACATTAGAAACAATAATATCATACAAAGGAACCGGTCGATATTGTCCGTACACCTGTTTGTTTAAATTATAACTCATTAAACGAGCAGCAGCATATTGATAATTAGGAGATTCTAATGATATTAAATCACTAGCAGACCTAATAAGGATTTTTTGTATTTCATGGGTACTCATTTTGTTATAAAATTGTAAATTTGCATTCATTTCAATTTGACTAGCACTTACTCCTGCAAGATTTGCACATGCCTCCTCTACTACAAAATGAATCTTTTCAATGTTTAATGGTTCTTCGACCCCATCGCGTTTAACGATCATAATCTGTTCTGACATAATAATTCCTTGTTGAAAAATATTTTAAATATTTAGTGTTTAAATTTAATGATTTATTTTAGTCGACAAGTTAAACGACTCAGAAACTGACAATGTATTTGGCAATTCTGATACATGTATTGCTTGGTCATTTTCGAACCCTACAACACAATCGTTTATAAAAAGCAAATAAAAATATTTTGAAGTTGAATGATCATTCATAAACTTTAATGAAAAGACACATTCTTTAAATCGATTAAGTAATGATAATGAGTAATAGATTGCTAATATTTTGGTAAATTCACAATATGAATTGTAATCTAATAGTTCCCACGCAGATGGCCATGACGATTGATCATATGGGTCAGTTTGCAGTTGACTAAGTGGCGCAGCATTGTAAAAGTTAATTGCATCGCGTATTGGATCAGAAGATGTTTCTAATTCCAGTCTAAAATTTCTCCAAATTAATATTCGATCTTCATAAGTAGAATTGAACATTTTTATCCTAAAAGTGTATTATATAGTTTAATTAAGATTTAATAGTAACTTTATAATGAAACATTGCATTGTCACTATTTGTTAAGTTTATAATCATTATAGCAATAGTATCAACAATTAAATTAGTATTTTCGTCAAAATGTTGTGGAAATAATGTTAAATTTTCAGAATATATTGAATCTCCGGTAAAGTCATATTCTTCACTTGCACTCCAAGTATTATTGTATGGATCAGATACTAGTGTTATAACTCCAGAACGATATGCATTAACTACACTACTTTTATAAAAATAATCAATTACATACCCTGTAACATTATTAGCAGGGAGTCTAAACAACTTAACAGGCTCAGTATATTCATTAATTGATATTACGTGAGTTTGATTTAACTCAGTAATCGCAGGAGCATCGATTTCTGTTATATAGGGAATATGTAGCAAATATGAAGGGTTATATCCGAGGTCGCTTGATCTTGAAAACCAATCGTTACTGCTGGTATTACTTTCTCTTAAAAATGATAATACTGGATATAATGCGTTAGAAGAAGAACCGCCATCGTTGCCAATAGAAAAGAATTTGTTAAACGAACTAAAGTTATTCCGACCTTCAGTAATTTTTATGGCATTTGTTCGAATACGATCAAATGTACTGTTAGAAATACTATTTGTAGAAGGGCCGAACTGCATTCCACTAGCACCTAATGTAATGTTTTCACCAAACATTACCCCGCAATCTAATGTATCAAATACGCAGTAATCCCAATTGTTATTATCAATATCGTGATCTGAATATATTCCAGAATAATAGTTATTAATAACTATTGATTTGAAATAGTTATAAGAACACGTTACAGAAGAACTAAAACTTTCTAATATAATTGCCGGAGCCTGCGGACTACTTTGATTATCAAAATCCCAAACACCTTGCACTTTTATGTTTTCAAAATAGCTATGTCTACAACTATCTAAATGTAATGCAGTGCTCCCAACAGTTTTAATTGTAAAGTTTGATAATAGTATATTTTGTGGTTGTGAAAGATATGATACAGGTTGCGATGGAACGTAAGAACCTATATCGCACGACTCGTCGATTGTTACAAATGCTGGAAATGAATCATCGATAGTTTCAAAAATAGTTTTATCTATTCCAGCTCCAATTATAGTTGAATTTGGAGGAATAAATAAGGAATTTGATAATTTATAAATACCTGCTTCTATGAATAGTTCAATTCGACTTTGAGTAGATCCTTTTGTTGCTGGATTTAAGAACAGTTGATCAATAGCCCTTTGCAGTTCTTCAGTCTCATCACCACCAATTCCTAATGCACCAAACGCACGAACACTAACACGATCGTCAAGCCTATCTTGCAACGATCTATAAATTGGAAAGTCAGTTGAAGACCCGGTTTGAATAAAACTGTTATTTTTCTTATATGCGTAGTTACTAACATAATCGAAAATGTTGTCATTCTCGCTTAACAGTCTAGTGTTTCCTACATACGGTGCTCCTTCTGATACTGCACCGTTACCAATATATAATTCTTGAGAGTCAATTGCCCATCCAAGTTCTCCGCTTGCTAATTGCGGTAAACCCTCGCCTTGATTTTTTCTCCCTCTTCGAACTTGTATTCTGCTTATAGATACAACTGCCACAGTATTTCTCCCAAAGTATATAGTATATATTTATCAGAATTATGTGATTTAAAACTACATTAACTTAATAATTGATATAGTTAATACTGTAGCAGATATGTAAAAATGCGAGATTAATCTCGCATTTTCATTAGTTGGATAAATCAGTTGCGTGTTTTGCCATTTGGGAAACAGTATTTTCCCCACTATTTTCTTGATCTTGAACAGCTAAATCAGTTTCATCGGGTGATTTTATAACAATAGCATCTTTATTAAAATTAGATACTAATGATTGTATTTCAGGATCATGGTCATACATTGTTTTAAATAGCTCAGGAGTTAATGTTTCATCTGACAAATTTTTAAATAACTTATTTAATTTATTAAATGAAATATTTTTATAATTACTATCTCTCAAGTGTGTTATTAAAAATGTAAGAGCAGATGTGTCTATATCTTCAGTTACTTTTTTTTTAACCGACGAGCATTATAATCGACTGATTCGCGTTTTTCACGACCGATAGGTTCAGCACCGCCTGCACTAGCCTCAGCTGATGCAAAATCGTCAGTTTCAATAGGTTCCATAGGAGCTTCCATGTTTGCTGGCTCTTCCATATTAGGTTCTTCTTCGGAACCTAGTGGAACAGGCATTTCACCTTCACCTGCTAATACTGAAACATTTTGATCTAATACTTTTCGAGTTTGTTCTAATGTATCATACATTTGTTCTAAAGCAGGTCTTACACTAGATACAAATTGTTCAGCAACTTGATCACCTAATTCATCTCTAATAGCATCAGCTAAATCAAGCATCGACTCAGTTCTCATTTCACCTGAATCTTCCATCCATCCAGTAACTCGATCAACCATATCTTTTGCAGCCATGATAATTTCTGCACGTTGTTCTTCGCCTTCTGTTACTATGCGATTTTGTGCATGTTCGAGTTGAATATAGGTTCTTTCTTTTAATTCTGCATTTAACACATTTAAAAACAATACATTTTTCTGATGGGACAACGAATGTGTTGTATCATAGCTTTCTGTAGTCTGTGTTTGACTCATTTTAGTCCGTAGTTTATTTCGTACATCTTGTAATTCCTCTGTAGTAAACTTTGACAAGTTAATTTTCTGTCCAAACTGTTTAGCAAGAGAATTGTTTAATAATTCCGCAGTTAACGGTTTTGAAAAATCTCTAATGTTCATTTTTATTTCCTGTAAATACTGATATACATATATTTATGCTATACCGAAAATTACCTTTTCTAGTTTTTTATTAATTTGAGCAGCTTTAGCATTTGATAACTCTAATCTAGTTTCAATTATACTAATAGTTTCAAAATCTGTAGAGTTTTTAAGAATGTTTTCATAAAACAACGATTCGTTATGCAGTTTAATTAGTTCTTGATCATAGTTTAACAATGTTTTTGATATTTCTTTATTAAATGCGAGTTGCTTTGTAATAGCTAACGCTGTTGACTTAAAATAAGTACATGCTACGCAGATATTGCTACGGTTATAGATATAGAATTTGTTATCATTAGACACTATTGTAAAGTTTCTAATTTTAATACACCCATTTACTACAGATGGGATTGTAACATATTCGAGTTCTTCTGTGAGAAATTGGTCTAAATTTTCAGCAATACGGTCATTTAACATTTTTAATTACCAGTTGGTTAGAATTTATAAAAACTTTTTTAACTAGATCTTTTTTAACTAAACTATTTAATATAATTTGGTCATGCTCTGAAAACGAACTAAAATCAGTAAGTTTATCCCCCATATTTTCGAGCATTTTAGATTCTTCATTTGTTGTAAAAATGAAAAAATTAGGGATTAATTCGTTTAATTTCATTATGCTGTAGTAACCTTATCACCAGGTTTGATTATATTCTTAGGATCTTTATCGTCATCTCCAGATAACGGTTTAGTATTTAATGTAACTTCACCGGTATTCGGATCTTTAGTTAACGCATTAGGATCTTTTTTTAAATCTAGTTCAGTCTCGGTACCTGTTTTTTTGTCTTTTATAGTGGCTGTTTTTCCAGGTATAAGTTTGGTAATAGAACTTTGAGATGGTTGTTTTTGATATAGTTCTCTGATTTTCATATGGGCTCTCTTAGCTGAATGATATTAGTATTACTATAACAGTTGAAAGCAATCCTGCGATAATTGTTCCAGTAGTACCTATTAATACTTTAGTCATTGACTTATTACTATTTAACATGTCTCTGTGAATTTCTTCTACTTTCGATTCAATTTTTGTAAGGCGAAAGTCTAAAATTTTATATCTTTGATGGCATAAATCAACATGTGCTTCAAGATTTGTTTTTTCAAGATCTGTTGGATTTGACATAGTTATTATTCCCTTAAATTAAATTTAAATGTATTTATCAGAATTATTAAGGTTTTAATAATTATCAAAGTGAATATTTGCCATCTTTTTATCTAAGGTATTGAATGATGGAATTTTAATCGGAGCAGTTTCGTCTAATCCTAATATGATGGGTATTAAATTAAAATCAGATCGAAGCATTTCTACACTTAATGCATTTTCATGTTCGATTTCAAAAATAAATGACCATATTTGATGCTGATCTTTATATGCTGATCCTAATTTGTAGTTTATTGGTTTATCTGTAAACTTAATAGGACTAACTGAATAAATTGGGTTAACACGTAATCCAATAGTTTGTAATACAGTTAAAAAGTTTTGTTGCTGATTTACAATGTAGTCAGCATCTCCTCTACGACCGTGTGTTTCGGTAATATCTATTAAAGTATATAGTTGGAATTTCATTTTAATCTCATTTGTGTTATGTAATGTATTATATAAAATATTTAGTAACAGCATCAAAAAAAAAGGCTTACAAAAATGTAAGCCTTTTTGTGGTGTAACACACCGTTCCTAAGGTAGTAGGAATCTTTATGCAGTAGCAGTAATACCTACCAGTGAAGTTGCTTCAACTACAACTGTATTATCTACACCTAATACTTGATCTGCACGAATTTTAACAATATCAGCATCCAGTGCATGACCGTCACCAATAATAATCATATCTTTACCATTTGTGGTAAATTCAAATAAAGCACCTGTAGTGCCGAACTCACGAGCTAATGCTTCAGCAGTACCACCGATACCGGTAGTTAATGCAGCTGATACAGTAACTTTAAATACTTTTAATTGTAAAGTACTGTATAAAGTGTTTAATTCGTGACCAATGCCGTTTACTCTTTCAAAAGTTGCCATTGCTAATTCTCCTATTCTTTAATAATGGCAAATTCGCTTTCTCTGCGAACTTGTATGTAAGTATTTATCTTTTTATGTTAATTTAACCTAGATATATGATTTTGTAATATGATAAAGTTTTTTTCCTTTAGATTCAACAAGTGAAAATCTAACTCCTAAATTATTCCATGATATATGATATTCTGTTAACATATTTGAAATTGATCGATATGTAGAGTCAGAAATAAACTTATCTTTTTCTCTTGCAGAGGAAAGCCATTTACTTTTAACAGTAGATACATCCAAACCTTTTTTAGCTAGTCGTATTATTAAATCACCGATATCTGATAATTGTTTGTTTTTTTCTTTCCCAAAAAGTGTATCAGCATGTTTTAACAGTTTATTGATGTATACAATTTTACTATGTGGTATTTTC